TTCGTTATTACTATGCTCTAGGTCATTACCCCGAGTATTTGAAATATTTTCATATGACAAAGTAGTAGAAAAAGCTCTAAGGAGTTTCCCGCAATTTAGAAATGTTGCCTCCGTTTGACTTAACAGTCAATAAGAGACTAGCTGGTTATATAATGCGAAATTATACAAATCGCATATTTGCTTTACACTGTTTATCCATATTAGTAAGCAAATATCTAATACGGCAGCCAACTGTTTGGCCCTGATTAGCAACAAATATTGTGCTAGGTTAAGGCCTCCCATGCCACTCATAATTCTCAACACATTGTAATTGGTAGCGTAAACTCTTACCTTTGCGGTATTTGTTCCTTCTACTGTAGCATTTGAGAGCACCAATTGAAGTGTGGCGTTATCAATTCTGGAGAAGTTGCAAGTGCCACTTGGTTGATGTTCCTCTGGTCTAAGAGCAAATGAGTATACATTAATACCTTCATCAGGATTACGAGTATGTGCCTGATAAGGTTGTACCAATGAGAAGTAAGTTCCTTCTCGTTCTGAAAAGCGGTCCTGTCCGTTAAGTTGTAATTTAGCGGTAACAACTGGATTTTGTCCCCAACAATGCATGTCGATGGATGTTTCGGTAAGGACGAAAGTTCCAGCATCAGAAACACCTGATTCAACACCATATCCAATTGAATCCATGTTTGGTTGAGTATAAGGATCACTATATCCATGCCAATAACCGGAATAATTAGGTAGATTATCAATGGCTCCTGCGTCATTGAATAATCCGTTTTGGTCAATAAATGATGTACTGGTAGCAGCGACGGATGAAGGTCCTCCGAATGCGTGAATTGCGTTTGGAAGGGCATCAACCGCATCAGTATAATTAAATGGCTGAGCACCAAGAACTTTAAAAAGTGTTGCGTCACAAGTTAAAGATGAGCAATAATCAACATTCTGATCTGGTTGAACAACCCAAACTAGTTCCTTTACAGGGTGATTAAAGTTGAGTTTGATTTTGTTGGATGAACTACCAACGGATTCATCACCGGTGAATTGAAGCTGTGTAATAAGATATTCATGAGGATTTTGTGCCATTCTTCTGCGTTCATCAGTATCTAAAAAGACATAATCAACATAAAGAGAAGCAGCAACAAGGGATTGATTATATGCGATAGTTGCTGGAACAGAAGTACCAGCTGCTTGCTGAGTAGATGATCCGCTTCCATAACCAGTATTACAACTTAAGGTAGTAACTGCCCATAAACATTCATCAATAGGACGAATATCAAGATTAATTTTAACTTCATGGTATTGAAGAGCAATTAAAGGTAGAGCAAGTCCTGGGTTAGAACAAAACCAAAATTGAAGTGGGACATATAGAGTTGTTTCTGGAAGTGCGTTACGGGGAGCACACACTTGACGAGGGGCATTTGAACTACAAGGACCATCAACAGCAGAAAATGATGGATCAGTAATAAATGTAAGTTGAGTAGTATTACCAATCATTTTAAAATATCCTCTTTGTTGTTCAGAAGTCATGGTAAGCTGGTTCCAAATATGCATCCAGTCTCCATATTGTCGGTCAATGCGTTGACCTCCAATTTCAACTTCAACCTGTGCGATAAGTTGCTCTCCTGGAAAATCTAACCAACGAGCATAAACATGATTATTAATTGCGTTGTAAACATTACTATTTCCCATGCGTTGATTAATTTCTGGAAGAGTTACCTGAAGATAGGTGCGGTAAGCAAGATCACCATTTCTACTGATAACACATTGAACTCTTCGACCAAAGTCTGCCTGTCCGTTAAATGTTTGTTCAATTGATTCAATTGCGAAGTTGGTATATCGTCTATATGTTACTTTCCAAAAAGTAATCTGAGGATTGCCAGTAAGGTATACGTCTTGTGCGCCATAAGCGACTAATTGCATTAATCCACCACCCATTTTATAATATTGCTAAAGAAAAAAAAACTCAAAATAAAATTTAATTAAATTAATTATATTAAATAATAAAATGATTAATATAATATAAATATACTTTTACACGATATATGTAGCATTAAAACACTCATTTTAAATTCATATTAGATTTTATAAAATCTATTAAATAAGAATCGAGGAAGGTTTCTTTTTTACCTTCATGATTTTTAGAAAATACATAAGAATCGTTTTTTTTGTGTATGGTCCAACCGTTTTCGAGAGCATTATACAAGAGGGTTATTTTATGCATTTTTATTTTATCAATTTTAATATTATTTTCGAAATTAATATTAAATTCCATTATATAAAAATAAAGAAAACATAAAAATTGTTTAAACTTGTTAAAATATATTCATCTAAATAAAATTTAAACAAAAATATATAATTAACATAATGCCAAGTTTTAAACCAAAAACAACAAAAAAACTAAAATTTAATAATAAGAATTCTATAACATTAGATGGTAAACACAAAGAATTAATAAATGAATTTTCTAAAGACGCAAATGATAAAATACCTACATTAAAAAATGAAAAGATTGAATTATTAAATAATTTAAAAAAAGTTGAAAGTATAGAGCAACAACTGGATATTAAAGATAAGATAATTGAAATTAACCAAACAATTAAAGAACTTAAAAATAAAAAAAAAGAATATTATTTAAACAATTCTAAATATATATTTGATTATTTTGAAAGTAAAAAAAACATTTCTGAAATTCAACAAAATACAAAGACACCTACTAAAAATAAATTATTGGATGATTTTTTTAAAATCAAAAATACTGATGATACAAGTAAAATGGAAACAAATAATTGTAATGATACCAATATTGTAAATAAATATTTGAGAAGCTTAGATGATAGTTTTTTAGATATTAATTCATTTATATGTCAAACAGATATATGTAAATATTGTTATAAGGGTGAATTAATTCCTATGGAAGATGAAGGAATTTTAATTTGTAATTCTTGTTCAAGAAATATTCCTTATCTAATTGAAAATGAAAAACCATCATATAAAGAGCCTCCAAAAGAGGTATGTTTTTATGCTTACAAGAGAATTAATCATTTTAAGGAAATATTGGCACAATTTCAGGGAAAAGAAACAACTCAAATTTCACAAGAAATAATTGAAAATATAAAATCACAAATTAAAAAGGAAAGAATTGATATATCTCAAATTAATAATAATAAAACTAAAGAAATCTTAAAAAAGTTAGGATATAATAAATTTTACGAACATATACCATTTATAAAAAATAAATTAGGAATTAAACCTCCAATCATGTCTCCTGAATTAGAGGATACCTTATGTAATTTGTTTATAGAGCTTCAATCTCCATACTCTAAATATTGTCCTAGCGATAGAGTAAATTTTTTAAATTATTATTATACCGCATATAAATTATGCGAACTTCTTAATGAAACTCAATATTTACAATACTATCCTATGTTGAAGGATAAAGAAAAACGAGTAGAACAAGATACGATTTGGAAACAAATATGTAAAGAATTAGATTGGGAATTTATACCAACCATTTAATTTATATAATGATGTAATATACATTATTATATAACTTGTAAAATATTTAGTTTACAACCGAATTCCACCACCTGGGAAGTTAACTAAATTTGCACCAATCCCAAATCCTGCCCCTGTATGAGCAGCAGATGATATGGAAGGAAGAAAAGTGTCTAAAATAGAAAATGTTGCTGCGGAGGTTAAAGCAAGTAATCCAATCTCTTGGACATCTAATGAACGCTTAGGGATAGCATATGCGACAATAGCAATCATAAAACCTTGAACTAAATACTTAATAATTCTTTTAATTAATTCGTTAATATTAACTAAACCGTTCATTATATTAATTAACAAGAAAAAAATATATATTAATTAATAAAAAACTTAAATAGTAAATAATTAATTAATTAATAAAATGTCTCATAAAGAAAAAAATGCTAAAACATCCTCTTTTGAAAGAAAACTTAAGGGTGGGAACAAAAATCCTAAATATGTAGATATATTAGATGAAGATAAACCAATCGCGTGTCAAAAATTTGTGTGTGTATCATTTATTTCTCCAGATAAAATCCTTAAACAAAAGGATATGTTTTTTTTCGAAGAATTCCTAAAGAAGTGGGATTTTAATAAATCCATGGAAAAATTTATTCAATTTCTTAACTTTGTATCTTTTAAATATAAACTTACATTTGATGATTTAACAAACGATTTTAAAGAGTTCGTTAATGAAGAGAGGGCTAATCTATTAGTTTATAGAATTGAAGATGATTATAAAACTTTTCTAGATAATAACGAAGAAGAACTAGTCAAAACTTTTGGTGTGAAACATAACTTTCAAACAAGCACAAGAGGAATAAAGGTTCGTGGTGTATATCCATCAATTGAAGAAGCCGAATTAAGATGTAAAATGTTAAGGGAAATCGACCCAAACCATGATGTATTTGTAGGCCCGGTTGGATTATGGATGCCATGGGACCCTGAGGCATATAAAACAGGTCGTGTTGAATATATGGAAGAAGAATTAAATCAGCTGATGCATGAAAAAACTAAAAATGAAATTAGCGCAAAAAATACATTTGAACAACGAATGAAGGATACAAAACAAAAGGCAATTGAAGAAAATATAAAAAATGCTGAAAAGTCTGGGAATAAATTAACTCAAACTATAGATGATAATGGAAACTTAATTGGTATTGATAATAGTAACACACAAGAAAATAAACTTAAGGAACAAGATGTGATTTTAACCACGGATATACAAAATGAATTATTTGAAGGGGATAATATTATTACAGGTAAAAATGATTATGGCCAGAAAACATTAACAAATAACCCTTTTGTATAAATTATAAAATCTTTGTTTTAATATATAATGAATACTAAAACAAAGAAAAACAAAATAATAAATAATAAAAATAAAACATCTAAATATTCCTATTTAACGACTTCAGAAAAAGAATTATTATGTCAAACTAATACATTAGGATATACAAGTTTTGAACATATTTATTCTAAAAAATATGACAGTAATAAATTAATACAATTTATTTCTGAACAAAACTCACATAAAAAAACAGAGTTAATCAAAAATAATTTTTATAATTATGTCAATGATTATTGGATAAAAAATTATAAAAACCCTGGCTTAAATGTCAACGTTAATATAAATTACGAGACTACTCATGAATATGTAATATATTCCCAGGTTTTAATTATTTATTATGATTTTATAAAAAACAACACGCAACAATTAAAAAGTACTAAGAAACGGTTAATGAATTTTTTTAATTCTGCTAAAAAGTTAAATTCGAATGACTCGATAAAAGCGCATAGTCAGAATATATTGAGTGAAATTAATAAATTAAGAAAGGATACTATTAATAATAATTTATGGAAGTTGTTAGCAATGTTAAATAAAAATAAAATTATAGCATCACAAGGGTGTCCTTTATATTATAATAATAAACCTAACGGAATGAATACAACTGTATATTCCGTTTATATAGATCCTCTTATTTTTAAAAAAAATAAAATAGTTTATATGGATGATAATACAAATAATGAGATTAAATTAATATATAAACAAAAATTTATTGAATATTGTAATAAATTATTTGTGTTTTTTTTAGGTAATGAACATAATATTAATATTGAAGGTATATTTGATATTTTAAAGCAAATATTCATGTGTTATCATACGAGAACAACATTAGTTAATGATGTTAATAATTATAATAAAGTTTTTCCATCAGAAGCAATAGAAAAATATAATTTTAATTACAATGAATTTTTTAAACAGATTGGATATATGGATGATAATATTCCTAATTTCTTTATTACACCAGATTTAAATTATTTAAAAAATGTATGTGATTTAATGATGAATGATTGGAAATCCGAAAATTGGAAGGGGTTTTGGTATTATATAATTTTTAAATCAATGTCAAAATATAATATAGAATCGCGGAAAATAGAGCGTGATTTTGAATTAACTTTTAATAGAGGAATTAAAAGGGGAAAAGACCCAGAAATAAGAGCAATCCTTTATACATTAATTCCATTTAATAAATTATTTACCGAATTATATATAGACAAATACGCAAATACAGATGCTAAACAGATAATAACAAATATGACGAATGATTTAAAAGTTGTATTTAATAATAGAATTCTTGGTAGTACATTACATAGTGAAAATGCTAAAAAAAATGCGTTACTATGCATTAAACATTTAAAAATAATAGTAGGAATTCCTTTAACATTATCAGAAGATTACGATATAAATTTTTCAGATAATGACATATGGTCAAACTTTAACGAATATTATAAATTTAAGCATAACACCGAATTAATGATGAATAATACAAATCTAATAAATATGCCAGTTGTAGATTGGACAAGTGACCCTTACGAATTTATTGGAGGTGAACAGGTATTTCAACCATTTGTTACATTTTCACAAGTAATAAATACATTATATGTGCCTTTATGTTGTATTCAACAACCATATTTTGATTTAGACGGTCGTGGAATAGAATATAATATAGCAAATTTGGGATTTTTAATAGCTCAAAAAATGTATGATTCAATCGGGTATAGCGGGTCAAAATATGATTACAACGGTAATTCAAATGTATGGTGGGATAAAAATGATTATAAAATATATGAAGATTTTAGTGAAAATATTCAAAAGCAATATGAATTAATGGCAAGGCGTGATAATATAAAAGTAGATACCACATATATAATTGATGAGATTATATCAATGATTAATGGAATCTCTATTTGTCAATCATATTTAAATGATTTCCATCGAAAACAAAACTTACGATATATTATAATTAAACAAAAAAATATCGAGTTTTATATATTTATAACTTATTTATTTAAACAACAAATAATTAATATGGGGTTTCTTGATAAATATATAAGTGTATCAATTATCATTAATGAATACGCAATAAATTGTGCTTTATCAAGATTGAAATATTTTCAAGAAATTTATGGTATAAAACAAACTGATTACATGTATTACAAAATAAAAGACATTTTATAAAAAAATATATTTTAATATATTAAATGTCATCAATCAAACGCCGTATATATATTAAAAAAAACGCAACACGCAAAAATTTAACAGATTATGAAAAACAAGTAATTTGTGGTAGTAATTTATTAATTTATAACAGTTTCGAAAATAATAAAACAATTAAAGAATTAATTAAATTAAATAAACTAAATTATGAGTATGATTTAAACTTCTTCAAATATTTAAAATCACCTGTTATTATTAAACCGTGTGATAACTTTTATAATTTTGTGAATGATTCATGGATTTCAAATGTTAAACTAACATCTCATGAAAAATATATTTCTAAAGTCGATTCATTTACTTTAACTCAAAATAAAGTATTTTATGAGATAATTGACATTTTTAATGAAATTAGTAAATCGAACTCTACCTCAAAGGAAGTTATAAATATGAAAGAATTTTTTGATTCTGCTATCACATATACACCATTACAAAAGTCTATGAGTTATATGACGGAATGTGTTAATATAATAGATAATTTACTTAGCACCACTATAAAAAATAATGTATGGAAATTGTTAGCTTTTATATGTAAAAATAAAATTGTAGAATCAAACGGGTCTCCTATTTTTTTTGAAATAAAACCTGATGATTTGGACACATCCATTTATAGTATTTATTTAGAACCAATCAGGTTGCCGTTTGATTTAGGAATTTTTATTATTAAAAATGAAGAAAATCAATTCATACTTAATAAATATAAAAAATATTTATCATTAATCATAAATAAAATATCAGATAACAAATTTAATTTAGATGCTCAATCATATATAGATGTACAAATCGAAATTGTTAAATGCTTTTATGATACAACTGATAGTAATTTAAATAGTATTTATAATAAAATTAATAAAAATGAATCATTCGAAACTTACGATTTTAATTTTGAACAATTTTCAAAAGAATTGGGTTTTGAAAACACTCCTGATTATTTTGTAGTTACTAATACAAATTATTTTAAAAAGGTTACTGAGTTATTATTAAAAAATTGGAATACACCTAAATGGCGCAATTATTGGAAAATATTATACATTACACAAATTGTAAGATTTACAAAGGAGTTTAAACACGATTATGATAATTTTAATATAAAATTTGTGAATAAAGAATTTAAACCATATGATACAGCCGTTAATGCGATTCGTCTGACATTAATACCTTATACTAATTTGTTATCAAATTTATATGTTGAAAAATATAAAAATGAGTATTCCATTAATTATATCCATAACATGATTTTAGATTTAAAATCAGTATTAAAAAGAAAAATAGAAAATAATAAATGGATGTCTACAAAAACTAAGCGGTATTCTTTATTAAAATTAAAAAATTTAAAAATAAGTGTAGGTATTAAAGATAACGATATTCCAATTACTGACCCAGATTTAAATTTTATAAATAATGATATTTGGGGAAATTTACTAAGAATTAATGAATGGAAATATAAAGAATTAATGGGTGTAATTAATAAAGATATTAAGGAGAAATTACATATAACAGTTGTTAATTGGACATCAAGACCTTTTGTTTTTGTTGATTTACAAGTATTTGATGTAAACGCAAGTTATAATCATTATCGGAATGAAATATTCGTCCCATTGGCATTTATTCAAAAACCATTTATAGATTTAGAAGAAGGCGCATTAGAATATAATTTAGCAAATATAGGGTTTACTCTTGCGCATGAATTATCACACGCATTAGATTTTACCGGTTCTAAATATGATTATAATGGCAATTTAAATGATTGGTGGTGTGAAAACGACAAAAAGATGTATTTAAAGTTTAAACAAAATATAATAAAGCAATATCTCCTTTTCTCAAAAAGAGATAATCAATCATTAAATATGTCTGATAATAGCATGTCTGAAAATTTTGCTGATATTAATGCTGTTAATATTTGTTGTGAATATTTAGAAGATTATCAAGACAAAAAACAAATGCCATTAATTTTTAGAAAAGAAATCTTTAAAAATTTCTTTTTATATTTCGCAAATTATCTTAAAGAAAAAACAAGAAAACAATTTATTACCTCAAGAATATTTAAGAATCTACACGCTTTAGATGAGTATAGAGTAAATATCCCATTATCAAGAGTTAAATTGTTTAAAGTTTTATATAATGTAAAAAAAGGCGATGGTATGTATTGGGATACAGATTTGACATTATTTTAATACTGAAAATAAGATAAATAGGACAAATAATAATATAAATGATTTATATTATTCATAATGGATACCACAGTTTTTGTCTCACTAACGGATAATTTATATTATGAAAAAGCAATGAGAACCATAAGAGATTTAAGAACTACCGGGACATGGTTAGGAACAATTGTGTTAATAACTATTGATGTTCAATTAAATCATGACATTAAAGAATTATATAATATAACTGATGTGAGTTTTCCTTTAATTGATAAAACATATTTACTTAATCAAATTAAAGGTGGTTTTCCAGATGGAGATGGTCGTGAAAATAATAAATTAAATCAGTGGGAAAAATTTCATGTTTTCGATGAATATTTTAAAAAATGGGACCGTGTCGTTTTTTTGGATGCTGGACTTAGAGTATTAGATTCAGTAAATTATTTATTAGAATTAGATTATAAAAACTCAATACTAGCTCCAAATGATGCGGCACCTTATAATAATCCAGACAAAATATTTAAATATCAATTAAGCAATTACAATTCAGAATTATTAAATAAAATAAAAATAGATTTTGGGAGTATATTTAATTCGCAGTATTTTTTAAATTGTATTTGGATTTACGATACTAAAATATTAAAAATATGTGATAAACAACAATTAATTAAAGCAATGAATGATTATCCTTTATGTAAAACCAACGAAATGACAATAATGAATTTATTATTTCACTTTAAATATAAATTATGGAAAGAATTTCCAATAAAAGCATCAAATTCAAAGTATTTATTTGAATGGTGTGAATCAAATCATCCACATTATACAAACTGGCAAAATTATTGTTATATAAAGTATCCCATAAGTATTGGTTTTAATGATCCATAAAACACTACCATTTTGAGGTTTTTTTCACGCTTATTTTTTGTCCAGCACCTCTTTTTTTAGAATTGTCAGGGTCATATTTTTCATCTTCATCATCAGATGTAATTCCTTTTGATAATTCCCAGAATTCTTTTGAACCAAGTTTAAAATCATTATGACTGTCTGCCTTATACCAAAACACCTGATCTTGTAATTTGTTTGATTTTACATTATTATTTATAACAAGACATTCATAATTTTCAGTACATTGGTCCATTACTTGTGAGAATGATTCAAATGTCGGAAACATACCAGCGTAATTTTCATAAATTCGTTTTCTGTTTGCTATATAAGGTTCTCTTAAAATAAACACATAATCAATATTTGTTCTTAGTGTAGGAGGAACACCTAGCGGATACTGCATTGTAATTATTAACATGAGTTTCCAATGTCTTCCATTAAGAAATAATAATCGCATCATTTTATCTCGTGACCATGCGTTATCGTATAAACAATCATCTAAAATAACAAATGTACGAGGGTCAATATTACTTTTTTTATATGTTTCAACTTCTTTTTTTATTTGTTTTAAAACTGAGCGTTGACGTTTTAAAATATTTTCAATAATAGCGGTGTTATATTCATTATGAATAAATAATTTGGGAACCATTTTACCATAAAATCCGTTACCTTCTTCTGTTCCTGAAATTACAGTTCCTATTGGAATATCTTGATGATAATATAATAAATCTCTTACTAAAAAACTTTTACCTGTATCTCTTCTTCCAATTAAAACTATTACAGGACCTTTTGATTCATTTGGTTTAAACGATATGTTTTTCATATCAAATTTTTTTAATTCTAATGACATAATATATATTTTATTTTATTTATTATAATATAATACGAATAATTTAATTATATTATAAGTTAAATAAAACAATTATTTATATATTAAATACCTAATATAATGTTTACAATAAATTATCAAAAAATAAAAAACAAAGAACTTTTAGAAACTTTAGAAAATAAGGATTGTTTATTTCTTTCTAAACCCCAAAATTATATTCCAATTTACACGAGATTTTTTACTTTAAATGAAACGAATTATTTAAATGTAAGTTTAAATCACCCATGGTATTTATTAAATGTTAAAGAACAAATAACTGGAAATGACTATTTATATTCGTGTGCTATAAAGAACATTAAAACGAATAAAATAAAAACAGATGTTAATGTGTTTTTTAAATTAGCGCCTGTATTAGACCCAATTAAATATTTAATTGGTAAATATGATATAAAAGACCCGAATTTGTTTAATTTACCGAATTACCAATCTACAATTAAAAATGTAAATCCAAAAATTTTAGATATAAATAATTCATCTTATGTCGACGGTTTTTTTGTATTTTTAACTTGTATATTAAAAAACACAATGGGTTTTTTACATGGTATAGATTATTATGGGTCATTTTTATCAATAAAAAATAATTATAAAATAAATGTAACTGATGAAGTCGACTTCTTGTGCGAATCTGACTTTTTTAATAAAAATCAAAATATATTATTTCATATAGATAATTACTTACTACAAAATAAAAAAGAACCAATAACCATTGACTATTCTGTTAGTCTAAAATCAAATCTTTCAATAAAATCAATAAATGATGATTTGTTTGATGATTTGTTTGAAAAAACGCATATTGATTTAGAAGATGTAAAGTCATATACATTAGATTTATGTGATATAACCAACACTAAATTAATTACGGAAAAAGATAATACAACCACTTTAAACTCAAACTCTACATTTTCTTCAAGAAGTTCTCATACTTCTAGCACAATTAGTCAAAATAGTATTGAAGATGAAAATATAGATGTTGTAGACAATAATACAGAACAAACCAATTATAAAGGCGATGATTGTCAAGAGACTGAAGAATCAGATGATAGTAGTAGTAGTAGTAGTAATTATTCAGAAGAAAATATCGACGCTACATTATATAAATTTCCAGTCCATGTTATTTGTATGGAACAAATCGAAAATACATTTGACGATTATATTTTAAATAATGAATTAACGGATGAAGAATGGTTAGCATATTTTATGCAGATTATTATGATTTTAATTACTTATCAAAAAATGTTTTCTTTTACACATAATGATCTGCATACAAATAATGTTATGTACAATACAACAAATATAAAATATTTATATTATTGTTATAATAAAACATACTATAAGGTTCCAACATTCGGGAAAATATTTAAAATTATAGATTTTGGTAGAAGTATTTATAAATTTAATAATAAATTATTTTGTAGCGATAGTTTTAATAGTAATGGTGACGCATCAACCCAATATAATACTGAACCATATTTTAATGAAAAGAAACCTAGATTAGAACCAAATTATAGTTTTGATTTATGTCGGTTAGCATGTTCCATATTTGATTATGTAGTGGATGATATTTATGAAATTAAGGATTTAACAAAGTGTGGACCTGTAGTAAAACTAATTGTGGAGTGGTGTTTAGATGATAAGGGTATAAATCTACTTTATAAAAATAACGGAATGGAAAGATACCCTGATTTTAAATTATATAAGATGATTGCTAGACATGTTCATAATCATACCCCACATGCACAATTACAAAGAAAGGAATTTAGTTCATTTAATATTAGTCAAAAGAAAATATCTAATAATGAGGTTATTTTCAATATTGATGCTTTACCAGTTTTGATTTAGTATATTTATATATTATTTGTAATATAAATATAATTTTAGTTGCTGTAATATTACAATTAAAATTCTGGATTATCTGTAAAAACAACAGGAGCATTTATAATATCATTAATATTTATAACTGGCATTAATTGGTCAATTAAAAAGTTTCCAACAATCACCGAAAAATATACTAATAAGGTATCTCGAATTAATAATTTTAATGGTTTACTTTCTTTTTCTATAAATCTCATTTCAATAAATTTTGAAATAAAAAAAACAATAGAAATTATTGTGGCAAATATAAAAATATTATTCATTTTAAAATGAATAATCATATTCTTATTTTACATTTTACGCAATTAAAATAATTATTCTAATACTTCAATATCATCAATTAATAAATCAGGCAATAAATTTGTTTCTAGAAGGTCCATATTCTGCACATCAAAGTTGTCTAAATTGATGTCTTGGTCCGAAATTTTAATTTTAATATTATCGTCGTCATTTTCAAATTCCAATTTTCGTTGATTATTTCTATACTCGCTTAACTCTTCTAATCGTTCAAGTGTTTTGGGTGCTTGTATATTACTATCATTATTATTTGTATCACGAATATAATCAGTATCATTAAAGGATAACTTAGAGACGTTATTAACAGGTTCATTATTAACAGTCTCATTATTTGGTTTTTGCTGAATAACTGGTTCAGGGGTTTCATGAGTAGGTATTTCTTCATTTATTACTTGTTCTTTAATTTCCTCAATAACTTCTTCTTCAATTGTTTCATCCATATATGCCTTTAAAATAGTCTCAACCGGTATACTATCTCTGATAGTATTTAAAATACATTCTTGAACGATTATTTCCATTTCTCTATTATATTTTTGAATTTGTAATGGTGAAATATTTATTTCAAATAAATATACATTTTTATAAAGTTTTCTTGCTACATTAATATATATTTTATGAATAAATTCATCTAATTTTGGGATATTAATATCAATCTTTTTTTGTTTATTACCAGCACGCATACTAGTTAAAATTTTAAGTTTTATAATATGTACACAAGTTACCAAATCTTCTAAATAGCCACACCCGCTTTTTTCACAAATTCTTTTTTTTTCTTGTTCAATAATAGAAGTATTCCATTTTGGAACTCTTGAAATAAAATTTTGAAATGTCATTAAATACTTATTGAGTTCATTGTTATCTTTACATAGTTTATATGATTCATCAAATATAGATTTATAACCTTCAATTATAAAAGGTGTTAAAATGGTAATTAATCTTGCGCACCATTCATTCTTTGATTCATGAAGCGAACTAATATTAAAATCATCCATAATATTATGTTATTTATATTATTTATATTTTTAACTAATGATAAATTACATGAATGAAATATTTTCTAAATTATAATTTCTGTCTAAAAACAAAAAGTTTAAAATAAATAACATTAATAACTTTTCATTTCTAAAATCCTTTCTTACTTTATTATATGCTATGAGTAATTCATACCTTTTACAAGTTGCGATATTTAAAAATTTGGTGTTTTCGATTAAATTTATAATATCTATTCCATTATAACCTTTTTCATATAATTTTGTTGACAACTCTAATAAACCTGCTCCATTTATTATTTCGTTTTCTTTTTTTAAAAGTTCTTTTTTTAAACAGTCGATTCTTAGATTTTTTATGGGTTGTATGTTATATGTCTCACTTAAATTATACTTATATAAATTAATGGTGGAACCATTATATACAGGTTCATGAACATATATTTCACAAAATCGTGAAAGTATAGGTTTTAATAATTTATATTTATCTTCGACAATTATAAAAAAACGGGTATTATGGCTAAATAATTCAATACATCTGCGTAATGCGGATTGAGCATCCATTGTTAATTTATCCGCATTTAATAAAATAATGCTTTTAAAAATGAAACCTCCATTTGAGTTTATATGTGTTTTCGCAAAAAATTTCAATTCTTCTCTTATAAATTTAATTCCTTTACCATGTGCGCAATTAACATACATCACAAAAGATTTGATTTTATCTTTATTATTATCATAAATACTATTAACAAAATTATGAACTATAGTTCTTTTTCCACAGCCGGATGGTCCATGAAATATAATATTTGGTATTTTATGTATTGTTCGAAAGTATTCCAATTTTTCTGTTATAGAATTGTGAATATTAATCATTTATTTATTAATATTAAAATAATGTTTTTATATTCGTATATTTACGATTATATTTTGAATTCATCGTGTACGAATACTTATTATACAGAACTTGTGAGAGAATGGGTATATGGATTATTTTTAAATGCTTGTAACAAATCGCCTTGGATTCTACCACACCCGATTTTATTTTCATCATAACTTTGTGGTGTTTTAATGCTTCCGTAATTTTCTTTCATGGGTGGTTGTTTTATAACAGATGATGGAGTAAATAAACGATTATTATATCTATCTGTATCTTGTCTCGCAATAGAGACATTCATTGATTGATTAAATATTTGTGTTCCACCTTGATTTGGTCTATTGTCAATAGTTTGAGATTTAATATCATTATTATGTTGGTTATATGCCGCATTATAAACCATTGGACCATTTTGGTTTGATAATCCTCCAACATTCCCTATAGTATCACAATTAGTTGTATCTCGTTGTGTTAATTCTGTTGGAGAATAATTGTTGACATAGATACCTTCTTTTTGATTATTGATATAAAAATTAGGTGAATACATGGTTGTTTCTTTTACGGTTGTATTAGTTATATCATTATTATTAATAACATAACTTTTTGAAACATTTGAAGACGCCTCTCCATAAATTCTACAGCTATTAATAGTTTCTTCTTTTCTTGATGGTTTTAATATATCCATAATTGGAGCTATTACAGCACCAATCGCACCACCAAAACCACTTCTTAATGTTTCCGGTTGTCTAATGGTTGAACGATGATTTTTATAATTCGTATGACTTTTATATAAATTCTCTATATCATTAATAGGACCTTTACCTTTTGCAGAACAATGTGTAACATCAGGTGTGTTTAATATATGTCTTTTTGGTTGTTCAAATTCAGTTGGCGCGTGTCCAACTTGAGCTTCTATACTTCCGGCAGGTCCTTTATAATCAGATAAATTGTTAACTCTTTTTATTACTCCCATTTCTTGAATAGGTCTTAATGTTTCACCTTTTTCTACACCGGTTGTTGTAAGCCATCTATCTTGTGTATTAAAGAAAAATGTATCTGGTTTTTGTTTTTCAACTCTACCAATCATACCTAAATTTTTAATTTGAGAGTTTGCCGGACCTTCTAAATTTGTAAGCGTATATTCTAATTTTGGGTTGGTAGAAACCCGAAGTTCATCGACTGTTTTAGGTAACCATGTATCTCTTGATTCCATACCAGAATTAAAACCATTACTACCTGCGGTTGTGTACCCGTGATTTAATCCAGGGCCTACATTTACAGTTTCAAATGGTTTAACATTATTCGAAATCATTCCTGGATTTACTCGTGATTGGTAAAAATCACTATTATTTGGTGCGCCATAAGGATATTGTACATTATCTTCTGGTTTAAATAATGGGGCTTGTTCTATTTTTTTTATTATTTGTGAACCATTGCCTGCCATATTATCTAAAATTGTTTCGGCAAATTCATTTGTATAAGTATATCCTTGAATTTTTCCTTTTACAAATGGAACCATATTATTATGTTTAAACTGGTCACTTTCTAAATAATTTCCGGTCAATGAATATATTTGTTGAGGGTTATTCCCGACATTTTTACCTTCATTAACCTTTTTTTCAAAATAATCTTGATTAAAATATTTATCTGTCGCTGTATTCGGATTTGGGTATTCTTGAACAGTATTTATTAATTGTGGAGTATTTGTTACTGGATAATTTTGTGGTGGTGTATTAAGATTTGGCAAATAATTCGGTGAAGAACCCATATTTGTAAAAGTTTCTTGTGTCATTTTTTTAATTGTTTTTTTTTTACTTTCATCAGAAGATTGTGATTGACTATTAGATATTACATAAAGACCTCCTAAAGCTAAGATTGGTATTGCGATTTCCATATTATATATAAAGTATTATATTTTTTCAATTAATCAATATTTATGTTGACAACAATTAACTATAAATACACGGTTTTTTTGAATTAAAAATATCCTTTTCTAAAATTCGAGTATTTAAATTATTTTCAAAAGACATACATGTGTTTTCTTGAGGATTTAAAGGTGGATAATACCAATCAACCTGTTCTAAATCTCTTGCGGTCCAGGCAGGCATAATTGCTCTTGGTTGTTCTGTAAATAAATTTGTACATGTTGGATAATTAATTGGGTTAGTTGGGACTGTATAATTTTTATAATTATCTTTATTTAAACAATCTTTGCTTAAAGGTTTATTTACTCCTAAAAGTTCGCTTTCTAAATTAACACAATTTGTCCAAATATTTGCTCCCCATTTTTGCATAATAATTTGTGGATCTTCTATGTAACAAGGTGTATCTCCGTTACCTGGAACATTCATTATCCATCTACCAGGTCCTGTAGACTGTTGTAATTGTTTTTTTGTTCTACATTCATCATAATAAAATCTTGTAAATGACATTTATATAATATATATTTTTATTTATTTATAATAATAATAATTTAAATAAAAATTGTGAATGAGTTATAATGAGTACTCCTCCCACATTATGTATAAATATGATAGTAAAAAATGAGGGTAAGATTATTACACGAATGCTTGAATCAATCCTACCAATTATCGATTATTATTGTATTTGTGATACAGGATCCACAGATAATACAATTGAATTAATAACCACTTTTTTTGATAAACATAATATACCTGGAAAAATTATATTAGAACCATTCAAAGACTTTGCGTATAATCGAAATTATGCTCTTCATGCTTGTATGAATTTAACCGATTATGTTTTATTAATGGATGCTGATATGGTTCTTAAAATTGGGTCTTTTAATAAAGAACTATTATCTAATGCGGACTCTTTTCATATTTTACAAGGGTCGGATGATTTCTATTATCAAAATATGAGAATTGTTAAAAATAATGGGTTGTATAATTATGCCGGTGTAACTCATGAATATGTTAATACACCACCAAATAACAATAATAAAAATATATTAAAAACCCAATTATTTATAGAAGATTATGGAGATGGAGGTTCTAAATCAGATAAATTTGAAAGAGATATCAAATTACTTACAAATGGAATTATTGATGAACCTAAGAATGAAAGATATTATTTTTATTTAGCAAATACATATCATGATTCAGGAGATTATAATAATGCTATTGAAATATATAAAAAAAGAATCGTCTTTGGTGGATGGGACCAAGAAGTTTGGTATAGTTACTATAGAATTGGGTTATGTTATAAAAATTTGAAAAATATACCTGAATATATTAATGCGTTATTATCTGCTTACAATTTTTTACCGGATAGATTAGAATCCTTATACGAAATTATATGTCATTATAGACATTCAGGTCAAAACAAAATAGCCAAATTATTTTACGATTCAGCTATAACAATTTTAAATAAAAAAAATCACATTGACGATTATTTATTTTTAAGTAATGATGTATATAGTTATAAATTATATTATGAATACTCCATTATTGCTTCATATAATAATATAAAAAATATTAATGATGAAATCATTCTAATTTTAAATAATACATCACATAGTGATATGTACACTAATTTATTTAGTAATATGAAATTTTATAAAAATATTTTAGTTCCTTCTCAATTAATTGATTTTGGGTTTTCTATAGAAAAATATGTTGGTCATAAATTAATTAATTTTAAATCATCATCATCTTCTATATTAAAAAATAAGGATGGATATTTAATGAATATTCGTTGTGTCAATTATAGAATTGATAATCAGGGATGTTATCATGATTGCGATGATTTTATCATATCAACAAATAAAGTGGTTTATTTATCTAAAGATTTTAGAATTTTAAAAGAAAAAATATTTGACCTTGAATTTTGTGATAGAAGATATATTGGCATTGAAGACCTAAAAATATTTAATGATGTTGTCACCAATGAATTGAGATATATTGGAACTGGATATCACATGAATAATCAAATAGGTATAGTTACAGGAAAGTATGAGATAGTATTAGATAAATTAGCACCAACAACAGAAATCACATCTTCATTTAATAATAGTTCTTGTGAAAAAAACTGGGTTTTTGTTGATTATTTACAATCAACTCATATTATTTATAAATGGTTCCCTTTACAAATATGTAAATTAGATAGTGATACAAATTGTATAAATTTAATTGAAACAAAAACAAATATTCCAAGAATTTTTTCACACGCACGTGGTTCTACTTGTGGATTTAAATATAACAATGAATTATGGTTTATACTTCATGTTGTATCTTATGAAGACCCAAGACATTATTATCATATGTTGGTTGTTTTTAATGATAACATGGATTTGTTGCGATATTCAGCACCATTTAAGTTTGAAGGCGAACCTATTGAATATTCATTAGGGTTAGTTGTAGAAGACTTTCGAGTATTAATAACATATAGCGTTTGGGATAGAACAACCAAATTAGCCGTTTATTGTAAATCATACATTGATAATTTATTAAAGTATAAATAAAGTATAAAATAATTTAAAAATATTATTTTTAAATTATTATATGACAACTTTGGTGAGTGCGTTTTTAACAAATATTAATAATTATAGAAGTATTGATAAATATATTGAATATGGTAAAAAATTAATAAATTCTGAACAAAATAAAATAATTTTTATTGAAGAATCTATTTATACAAATTATATAAAGGATGAAATCATAGACAATTCAAATACTATATTTATATTTATTAATTTAAAAGATTTATATCTTTATGAATATTATGACAAATTAATAAATTTTGATATAATTACGGATAATTACAATAAAGATACAATTGAGTATATGTTCGTTCAGTGTAATAAAACAGAATGGGTAAAAGAAGCAATACTTAAAAATCCATTTAATAGTGAACAGTTTATTTGGATAGATTTTGGTATTTATCATGTTATAAATAATGATGATGATTTTTATAGATGTTTAAGTAATTTAAATAATAATACATACGACAACATACGTATACCTTTAGGATCACCAGATTTTACGAATAAAGATATATTTAAAAATATAATTTGGTTTTTTTTAGGTGGTATATTTGGCGGACATAAAGACCCATTACTTCAATTTGCTGATATTATGAAAAAAAAATGCATTCATATTATAGAAAATAACCAAACTATATTTTGGGAGGTTAATATTTGGTATTTAATACATACCGAATTCCCAGATTTATTTTTAGGATATAATGCCGACCATAATTTAACTATGTTACAAAATTATTAAATATGTTTGTTCACGCATAATACAATTACATATGAATAGAGAATTACGCCAAATACAACAAGAAATACTTGTTGTATTTAGAAAAAAATATTTTTATAAAAAATTTGTCTTAAGTTTTCTATCCGTTCGGTGTCAATAACAGTAATGATGCTAAATGAAAAATCACAATATAATTAAATATTTAAAACTGGAATGGTCTTTGATTTTTTTCAATTACTAAAGGTTCCGGTATTAATACAGGTGTTTTTTCGTATATATTTTCAGATTTTAATTGTTTTAATTCAGGTGTAAAACAAGGTCCTTTTTTAACTAAATTGGTTGAATTCACCCCAAATAAAAATGACTCAATATCGGGAGCATTATATGACATTTTATTCCATGGAATCTGTCCTGGATTTAATCCATTTCCTGCCCATTTTGTATCATATGCTTCACCATATTGTGAATTTTTATATAAGGTGTATGCCTCACTTTGGGTATATTCATTTTGTTCTAAACAATAATTACCAGGAGTATTTTTATTACGTGTAGACGCCATTTATAAAATATAATAATAAAACAATTAACAGTTTAACAAACCATTTGTAAAAGTGGATTTATTTTTTCAGGAGATATTGTCCCCGTTTCTAAAAAATCACATATACACGGATGTGTTAAATATAGTAAATCAAAAGAGTATAATAATAATAAACCAACTCCTAAATCTTCTGATATCATTAATCCTGCCATTTGTTTCATACATTTATTTAATTCTGGATGATTTTGTACTTTATGTAATATACCGTTAAGAGAATTATTTATAATAGTTTCATCAAAAATATCTAACATAAAAATATTCATTATATCTTTTCTATATATGTCGTCTTGTGTTGTATCATATTTTGCGTAATTATAATTACATGTATATTTTGTATTATACATTTAATTATTCTGTATTTTAGTTTTTAAGTTATAATATTCTTTTTATATTTTCGTATTTAATTTGAGTCTCTTACTAATTCACGAGATGGAACACCACCTCTAACCCATCCCTCTGATGCGGCACCTTCTACGGAATAAGCGGGATTATTTATTCTATCTTGAATACTTTTTAAAAGGGGTGTTGAATGATATTTAATATAACTTTGTTCGCTTAAATTATTAACACTTCGTTTATTTATCATTAATTCACCTTGTTGTATTTGTGATTCAATTATAGGATTAACTGAACCTCTTCCTAAATATGGAACTGTTGAAAATGGTCTATGAAATAAATCAATTCTACATTTTGGATGTGTTTGAATACTACCAATTTGTAAATTAGAATTACTATCAATATTACATCCTCCAGCACCTGAATTATGACCTCCAGTATAATTTACACAAGGTTGAGATGTTGCTAAATCAATTGGTTTTTTCATAGAGCAATCAGACGCAAAAAAATTTTGAAGCATATAAGTACTATACTCTACATTTTGTAAATCTGATTGAGATTGGCAACACGGGTCTAAACCTATTCTTGATACATTATCAAATGTATAACTATAATAATTCGACATTTATATATATTATACATTATTTTTTTACTAAACTATTATAAAAATAACTAATAAAGCGTATATCTATAACTATCTTTAACTCGTTGTATTGCCCCGCCTACGTTACTTTCTTTTGAACTAGGCATATTTCCATATAAATATTCTCCAAATGCGGTTTGGTCATTAGAAACACGAGTATTTGCTGTGCTATAAAAAGAACGGTTTGATTGGTCTAAATAAAAATTGTCAGTTAAATCACTAAATAATTGTTTATTTGTATTTTTAATTCCTGGGTTCATGTGTTGTACAGATTTCTTTATATTTTTAGTGATGTTTTCATCAATTTCAGGATTAAATGCGGGAGGAGCTGCGTTTCTATCTGGGTCATCCATAATATCTGTTAAAAGAACATTACTAAACGGATTTTTTTTATTTCCTTCTTTGAATTCCTTCTTTGAAAATGTTTCTAATGTTTGAGGATTTGTTATATTATTTGATGTCATCAACGAATTATAAACTTTGGGTGAGGTATCTTCATTATTATTAAACCCTTCATTAATGATGTTTTGTTGGCGGACTTTATATAAAATAAATATAAAAAATAATATTACTAAGCAAACTAAAACTAATTTTATGGATGTTGTAAGAATATATCCTAAAAAGGCAATATATATAATTAAACGGGTTATAGAATTCATTTTCTGTTCATAACTCATTCCTTGTTTTGGAATAACTTCAAATATATAATCTTTGTTAAATAATATTAACGGATCATTAGACCAAAATGTAATTGTCATTATATATAAGATTATTTATTTTTTATTTTAGAATACCGTAATATAATCTTATATATAAATTTATCATAAATATTATGCCTTATGTTTGTAATAATAATTCGTGTATACTGTCTAAATCAGTAAACGCATTTGGATATTTTTTTTTAAACTCTTGGATTTTATTAAAATATAATTCTTTATTTTGTAATAATAACTCTTCTGTAACGTCTTCCCATTTGTCAATAACTAAACAAGGGAAAATATTGAATAATTTATCAAATGCAGTATTTGTTCTTTTTACAATAGGTATGCTATCTAAATAAATTGCTTCATAAAAACGATGACAATCTTCACCACATCCTCTTGGTGAAATGGTATAATCTGATCTATGTGTATAATAATAATTTATCCAAACAGGTACTTTTCCACAGTGAATTGAAGGTTGTTTTTTATACTCATTCTTATTTAAATTTGTTATAAATGACTTGTTGCTCAATACGTTATAACAGACATTTCTATCATTGTGTGTAAATGAAAAACACAATAAACATAAGAATTCTTTGTTACACACAACATTTCCTTCATTAAGTAAATAATTGTGATTAAACCCTTTATGGTTTGGAACTACATACTCACAATCTCTAATTCCTATAGGCATAATATGTATATTTGGATGTTCATAAACATTATTATTCGCAAATATGGCTAATGAATAAGGCAATAGTCTGTTAATAATATCTCTAGGAATAATAGGTTCACCCATTAAATAAAAATAAACTTTAATTTGTTTCGCATTTAAAATATTTGTTAATTTATTTAAACAAATATTGATTTCGATATTACAAATAAATATTTTATCGCCATTTTTTAATTTTGATACAATATTTATATCTTGTGGTATTTGGTTAACTCTATTAGTAAACATCGCATTACAATATAGTGCGTATCCTATTTGAGAAAGTTTAAATATTAATTTATCATTAACTTTACTTTTTATTAAATTATACTCTTCCATGTATAAATAATGTAAATAATGTATTTATATTATTTTAAATTAAAAATGGATTATTTATTTTTTCGTTTTCTAATTTCAGGTTTAAAATCAGCTTTAAATAGGTCATCTAGTTGTGTGTCTGATAATATTTGGTCTAGCAGGTTTGGTTGTGTATTTAAAGGAACCATTTTTGATTTATTATTACGGTTATCTTCCAATTTTTTGTTCATTCGTTCTTTAGATTTTTCGAATTTTATATTTTGATTTAGTTGATTTTCTATAGCATTTAAATTTAATTTACCTCCACCATTACTACCTCCAATACCAGACAAACCAAATTGAGAAAGCATAGATTGAAAGTTTTCCATTCCTGGAATATTCTTCATTTGGGTTAACATCTCACTTGCTTCACTTATTAATTCACTCTCTTTAATTTCCCCAGATTTTAATTTATTATCTAATTTATCACCAATATTTTTAGCTAACCCCATTAACTTGTTCGGATTTTTGAATAGATTCTCAAAAACACCTTTCATATCTGTGATGTTATCCATGTCAAGGTTCAATTCATTAGCCGTTTCTTCAGCAATTTCTTTTGCTAAACTTCCAAGTTTACTATCAAGAATATCTGTAATGTGTTCATGAATTTGTGTTGCTTTTGGAATATTAATTCCAGAAGATTTTTCGATTGAAACATTATTTTCGAAAAAAGTGTGCATTTGGCTAAAGGTGTCCTCAAGTTTATTTTTAAACTCATCTTCATTGATAGTATCAAACATCTTAGAAGTATCACCAAATTCGGTCCTATCTTTTAATGTTCCTATTATTGAAAATAAAATAAGTTGTAAATAATTCCATATTGTACTGCGTGTTTTTTCGGTAATATCACACTGCCATAAATTTTTAAAATGAATGTAAGGTAAAAATTCAGTATCTACTTCTGATTCTTCTTTAAATAATTCTTCGTTTTTATATAAAATATCAAAAAATCTTGGAGGAAACTTTTTTTTACAGAATTTAAAAATAAATTCTAAACTTTTTGTTTCAGATTGTTTAATTGCGTTATTTTTGTCCTCTTCATTTTGAATATGTTCGAAAACAGAATGTGGTTTCCACCATTTGTTGATAAATACACTATATTCAGGAAAGGTCACGTTAATGTCATTTACAAAATCTTTTATTATTTTTGAAAATTCATCTGGAACTAATAATTCATTTGTAGTCATTATTATGTATAATATATAAATTCTTTATTTAAATTAAACTATTTGAAATATATATATATTAAATTCGATTATTTACACAATACAGATAATTTTGTTAAAATTTGAATATATTTAATTGTTTTATTCTTATCTTCTTGACACATAGATTTAACTGGATTACGAAACCGGTCAATTGCTTGAATAATTTTATCAGATTTGGATGCGTTTATTAAATCTGATGAGTAATCCTTATTTATAAAAAAGTCTAAATCACCGTTCGCGATTTCATTACTGTATTTACCAACAATAAAAGTATTCCAAATGTTGGGAATAATTTTAGGGTTTACTTTTTTCATCGCAATAAGAGAATTTTTGGCTACTAATAATTCATGATCGTCTGGAAATAAAGTCTGTATGTAAGTAATAAATTCTAAAAAGTGTTCATTAAATGCGCTTGTATAAGAGATAGACATAATATATATATATAATTGATTTTGTTTTTAAATAATATTTTAAAATTAATATATTATAAGTTGTTAAATTGATTTTAAATCGTGTTCTCGTTGTTGTTGTAATTTTGCGATAGTCATATCAGGAGATACTTTATTTGAACCTCTTGGTTCGTCATCCCCTGCCGAAGTAGATATTTTATCGTTGTAATGCAAGTCTACATAATTATGCATTTGTCTTATTCCACCATTCCCTTTAGCAGATAAAGAATCAGAATCCATATCTAAAAAACTATACTGATCAGAAACAATACCAAACATTCCACCTCCCAATGAAAAAGCAGAAGGTTCTAAATTATTGAATGTTGCTTGTTTGACAACAACCTCTTGTTTTTGTTTAAAATATTGGGTGATTGATTCACCGTATAATATTTCATAACCTTTATTTAGTAACAGAAGCGCAGGAACTCTAGTTATTTTTTCAGGCATAATTATTTTCTGTCCATTTTCTAATAAAATATAAACTTTATTGTTTTCATCCTTGATTCTTTTATCAATACAAATAAAATGGGTATCTTTTACTAAAGGTGTTTTAGATAAATTTTGTAAAAGGGTTTTAGAATGGTTACAATAATTACTATAATAAAGAATAGAATTCATATACTTTATTTTATATAAAGTTAATTGCCTGTAATTTTTAACTCAATTATAAAAAATTGATTTAAAAATACATTTTAAATATATATTAATATATAAATAATATGAACCCTAAAGTTAATAATTTAACAGAAAAAAACGATATTTTAACATTTACCCTTAGTGGAATAAATGTTAGTTTAGCTAACGCTCTCAGGCGAACTATATTATCAGATATACCAACTGTTGTATTTAAAACATCACCCTATGAAGAAAATGATGCGATTATAATTTCAAACACTTCTCGATTACATAATGAAGGTATAAAACAAAGATTAAGTTGTATTCCCATTCATATTGTTGATTTAAATATGCCATTAAACAATTATTTAATGGAATTAAATGTTGAAAATATAACAGACACAACAATTTATGCCACAACTAAAGATTTTAAAATCAAAAATTTGACAAACGATAAGTATTTAACCGAAACAGACACACTAGAAATATTTCCTCCAAATGAGTTTGGTGATTTTATTGATTTTGTAAGATTACGACCTAAAATTTCAAATGAAATACCTGGTGAAAATATACATTTAACATGTGGATTTTCAATTGGAACCGCAAAACAAGATGGCATGTTTAATGTTGTGTCGACGTGTTCTTATGGTTTTACTATTGATGAAATAAAAATAGAAGAGGAATTAAAAAAACAAATACAAAAGTGGAAGAATGACGAAAAGGAAGAAAAAATTAAAAAAGATATAGCTTATGAAACAAAAAATTGGAGATTACTTGATGGTATGAGAATAACAAAAAAAGATAGTTTTGATTTTATTATACAAACAATCGGGGTATTTTCGAATAAAGAATTAATTCGTAAAGCATGTAATATTTTAATTTTTAGATTAGATGAATTAAACACATTCATAGATACTGATAAATTGGATATACAACCAAGTAAAAACACTATGCAATATTGTTTTGATATTATTATTGAAAATGAAGATTATACTATTGGAAAAATAGTTGAGTATATGTTATATTCAAAATTCTTTGAAGGGTTACAAACAATTACCTATTGTGGATTTAAAAAGGCTCATCCACATGATACACAAAGTATTATTCGTGTTGCGTATCGTGATAATGTTGATAAACCAATAGTAAAACAATATTTAAAAGATAGTATTATAGATGCTATTAATGTATTTAAAAACATAGAAAAACAGTTTTAAATAAAAAATTTGTATAATATATAAATGAAAACACCAAAAACAAATAGTAGAATTACAAAAACGGTAAAAAATAAAACTATTAGAAGCAACCAAACAAACAGTCTTAAAACAACCAGACCTAAAACAATTAAACCTAGAACAACCAGACCTAAAACAACCAGACCTAAAACAATTAAACCTAAAACAATTAACAACATGTCAGTTTTTTTAGGAACTGAAGGAGAAAGTGATACAGAGGCTAACTTATCATTTTTGATTGAATTATTAGGAAGTAAATTATATGAAACATATGTTGAAGATATATTGAATATTGAATCAAATCAACATATTAAAGTGGTTGAGGTTTCACGACCTACATCACCACCAGAACATTTTTTTATACCTGGAAACCCCATAATATTTTATGGTAATGGTTCAGGAACTCATTACACTTGTACTGTTGATGGTGTGAATTTATGGAATTCATATAAAACAGGAATACAACTAACAAATACAGACCATTTTTGTCAAACATTTGCTCTTATGCGTATGCAGTATGAATTTTTACCAAATTCACATATAGGCCAAGAATTTTTAAAATTACAAAGAGGTGAATATATGGATAACGCTTTTATAGCAAAAAATGTAGCGTGTGATATATTGGAATTATTAAATACCCATTTTGATATTAATAATACCGTAGAATATGCTTTACAATCAAAAGATAGAAGCGGAACATATATACATAAAATAAACCCAAAAAGAACTTTTACAGTTAAACAATTAATAAAATATTGTCGTAGTTTAACAAAAGCCCAATTATGTAATGGAACATTTTATGATAAGGTATTTCTAATATAAAATAATAAATTCACGCAGAACCCCACTATAATGAATTCAATCGTGTTTGAATCGTTTTTTATTTTCGGAATATCTAATATCACTCCATTGATTTTATTATACAAATTTTTCTTTATTTAATTTTAGGGATAATATATGTGTGTTTCATTTAACTAGATATTACTTCAATTCAACCTTATTATAATTATTATTATCAAATTAAATAATTATAATATACTTTATCTTAAGCATAAAAAATTCTACAATAAATATAGAAACAAATGACATTAAATATTAAAAATAATAATTATGCATCTAAAAGTTTTGAATTACAATTAGGAGATATTATATCAATTAAAGATCCATCAAACACAAACCTGAACGATAACACTTTTTTTATAGATTATATAGATACTTCAAAAATTAAATTAATTAATGTAGACAACTTGACATCTATAGAGTTAAACCTAAATGAAGATAAAACAATAGATAATTCCACAATTACAACAATAACATTATTAAATCGTAATGATAACCCCGGGTACGCATTACAAAATAATTTATTACCTAATACATGGATAAATGTATACTTTGGTGGAGAAGTTCCTATGGTAATAACTGGCGAAATTACAAATTTAGAAGGTGATATGATAGAAATAAAAACATATCCATCAGGTGATGTTATTTATTTAAATTTCGATTATAAAGGTATTCCTTTAAATATTCCTATTGAATTAATTGAAATTAGAGATAAAATAATAAAACCAACAGAAGATGAGTTCCAACCAGAAGATGAACCACAACCAGAAGACAATGAAGAAGAATATGAACCACAGGAAGAACCAGAGAATAAAGTAGAAGTAAAACCACAAATTCGTGAGTTTATAATACAAAAAAATCAAGTTCAATTTGGAAGAGAAGAATATGGACCTATAGTTCAACTTGTAGATGTCGACACAAATAGACAAAGATACAGTATTGAAGAACAAACAAATGACTTATTAGATGATTTATTGTCTACCATTCCAAACATTAAAAGAACAAGCATTGTATTAAATAATATACATACTACTATTGAAAGATATAAACAATTAAGGACAAGCTTTTCAATTTTTGATGAATATGGTAATGTTTTAACATCATATTTAAAAAAACATAATTGGAAACCATTATCAACCTATTTTGAAAAATTTAATCAAAATTTATATTGGATTTTACCTAATGTAAAACATATAAAAAAAATATTCTTAAGTAATGAGGATGAAGAAAATAGTAAGGTTGAAGAAAATAATGATGTTGAAATTATTGATTTTTATAAAGATAATCAAGAGATTAGTGAAATTTTTAATAATTATAAATCAAATACTTTACAAAATACGGATAATAAATATTTGACTTTATTCACAGATTTAAATCCCCATTGGACACCTTTTAATTATATTGATTCTGAATCAAAATATGATATTATTCATGAAAAAGAGGTTGAAACAGACATTAATGTATTTATTTATGACATAAATAATGTTGAATCAACGCCTCCATATTTTACAAGATATAATACAGGTCTTAAAAGATTAAACGCATATAGTTTTAATGGGAATAAAATGTTAAGTAATCGTGAAAATCTCACAAATCCTGATATTTTACAAATTGTATCATTTGTCACATTGCCAGAACCAACCATACGATTTTCTCGGGTGAACCTTCCAAATACTTCTATAATGGATAAATCTAATTTAAATATTAATTTTTTGAATTACTGGCAGTTATTTCAACCAACCAAGTATAATATAAATAATATTATAGTTGAGAATGTGAATCAAGAATTAAATTTTGATGAAAATAATTTCGTCAATAATATTAAGAATTTTGTTTTAAATTTACCCGAAAAACAAATAAAAGGAAATTATCCGGATTTTGTTGATACAATTATACCCAAAACACGAATTTTATTTAATTTAATGAAAAAATATATTATTGGGAAATTATCTATTATTGATGTTGTCAGTTATTTAGAACCCTTTTTGGTTTATTCTGATGATTTAACATATTCTCAATATAAAGAAATAACAGAGTTTATTAATTTAAAAATTTCAGATTATAATAAAAGCTTTATTGAAAAAAGCAAGGTTTTACAAGAATTTAAAAGAATAGATGAAAGATTTAAATTGAAAAATAAATCATTGCCATTATTTAATTTATTGTCTACAAAAGATAATTTAAGTCAATCTGTATTTGAAAAATATGATTTTACAGATAAGTTAGGGTCTGTTTTTACAAATTCCGAGTTATTAAAACAAATAGTTTTAAGGGATTTTGGAGATTTATATAATAGTGCTATCAGCATTGATACTTTATATCTTATGTTTCCTGAAGACATAAACCATATGTTAGAAAAGGATAATGAAATATTAGAGAAACAAATACTAAATGAGAAAAAAAACAATACATGTAAAAATTATATAATTTCTAAGCAATATTTTGATATTTATGATTTGGAGAATGATAACGATTCAGTTATTTATTTCGATAAACAATATGATACTACAAATTACGGTATTTTGGATAATTACACAAAGGAATTAATGAATATGCCACCAGAATTATTTATGGTATTTTTAATTGAAAAACTTAAATCAAGCATGAAATTAAACGAAACTGAATCTGAATATTTGGCTGATACTTTAATAAACGGAGTTAAACAGGTATTGGATGGAAATTATGCTATATTAATGGATCTCCCAAAAATAACTTATTATGTTCGAAAAAATAATAAATGGATATTAGACGAGCTTGTAGAAAAAAATGGAATAAGTAATAATCAAAATATTCTATGTAATCTACAATTTAATTGTGTTAGTTCTGCAGAAAAAATAAATGATAAATGTGAAACTTCTAGATTATCTAATTTAAATTCACAAAAAAAACTATTAAATAATATTTTAGGCGAGTTTGACCAAAAATACGAAACATCACAGATACAACTTAAAGAACATATTTATAAAATGTTTGATTATTATTTAAAAATAAATCCAATCTTATCCGATTTAAAGTATTATGAAATGTTTAAATATAACGAACAAAAATATAAAATTGGCACACAAAATAATTATCAGGATGGTGTTGCTGTTATTTCACCATATGCTAAATTAAGAGACCTTATATTAAAACAACCTGAATTTATAAAAAAACAAAACTATATTATCAAATTTGTAAATACATTTACAAGACAACATTATAATAAAATATTAACAGAGTTACCAGTTGAACAAGAAAGCGAACATTGGTTATATTGTATAAAAACGAATGTTAAATTATTGCCTGTCTTTTTATATAAATTAGCGATTGCTTTTTTTAAATCTCCTGATTCATATAATATTGCTCTTCAATTAATAATACAAGAAATAGGTGCTTTAAGTGATGATGGCGATTCATGGGTTGATAAACACAGCGGATATGTTATAAAAAGAATAGATTTTGAGGTTGAGGAGGAATATGAAGATGGGTTTCGTGTCAAAACTCATGATGTTTTAGAACGGACTATGGGTGATGCGCTTGCTCTTCCTAAACAAAATTTAAAAATTTTCGATAGTCCGGAATTTACACTTATCTACAATATAATTAATGTATTATCCATCCTTATAGGAGTTAATATTGATAGTCAAATTGAATATATAATAAATACAGTATCGAATGTAATTAAAGAAAACGTTAAAAGTGAAGAGGCTTATTCAAAACAATATAATGATGCGATGAATAAAGGTAAACCAATACCAACATATAAAGAATTCTATAATACCGTAATGTTATACACCACGACAGGAATGTTTTTAATTAGTATACAAACAAGCATTCCTTCTATAAAAACAAGAAAAACATATCCTGGATGTGTAAAGTCATTTGATGGTTACCCGTTTGAAGGAGTTGGAGATTTACAAAGTGTGAATTACTTAGGATGTGTATTATATAAGTTAAAATCTAAAAAAAAACCATGGAACGTTCTTGAAAGAAAAAAAGAAACTGTTATTGCGAATTTAATAAAGGTGGCGATTGATAATTATTTGTTACCATTGCCTGATATAACTCGTAAATTTAATGAAAAAACCGAATACCTTTTAAGAAATCCTGAAATATTAATTAGTGAAGAATATAAAATTACAAATTGGACGAATTTTTTACCTCCATTATTTGAATTTAAAATTAAGAATTTAGTGAATATCTCAACAGAATTTAAAAAATCATCATTTAATCAAAGCGAAAAAAACCTTATTATCGAAGGTAAAATAATAAAATTCTCATTAGCAATACAAGAAAAAATACAAGATGTAATTAATAAACAAAAATTATTATTAGTAACCGCTGATAATAAGCCTTATATTGAAAACGCGTGTTGTAATGAAAATAGCGATATATCTACAATTCAATATTTTAAAAATAAAAATAATGACATATCACAATTTAATATTAATGTCGAACAACTATCATATATATTATATGAAATACATCAAATATCTAACGCTTGTTTATTCTCAACTAAAATAAACTCAAAAAATGTATATCCAAAATTATCGTCTGATTATAGCGAACAAACGATTTATTCCGCATTTATTATGTATTGCCATTTTAAAACACCAACGCCTATTAATGAAATTTTAATACCATTATGTAATATAAAACCTGATTTTATTAATGATAGTGATTCTATTAGTGAAATTATCCGAAAATTAAAACAAGAAGGAAAAACTTATTCAATTGAAAACTTTTTAAGATTATTACAATTAATTAGTAGACAAAATATAATTAATATAAAATACCCATTAGTAAATATTCCAGAATTTAATAGATTAAATGACCTATTAACATCCTTTAATAAACATAATGAAAAAGTTATTGAACCTGAACTACAACTTTTAATTAAAAATCTTATTAATTCAAATAATGTCGACGTTTCCACAAAAAATATTAATAATTATTTAATTAAACAAAACAATAGTATTAAACTTAATATAATAAACTACCTTGAATCTAACACAACTATTAACAAAAGAAATATTAAAAATGTCGTAGATAATTTAAATGTTTGGGAAGGAGACAAAATTACAAAAAATAAAGAAGGTGATGTTTCGAATGATTCCTTATATAATAGAATTCAATTTTTTAAAACTTATATTCAAAATATAGTCATGACCTATCCTAATATGATATTAAATAAAACAAAACACGTTATACATGAGGGATGGCCTTTTACTAAAGTGTTATCTTTAAAACATTTTGTTGATGTAAGAATAATTATCGCGGACAATTTAAAAAAATTACAAAAATATTATAATGACTCAACCTTATTTCTTATATTGAGAACTATTCAAAAAACATCAAAAAATATATTACAATTATCAGAAGAGATTCATTGTATTAATGATTCAAAACAAATATTTAATGACAGAACATGTAAATTTCTATTCGAACATTTATTTTTGAAAGTTTTAATGAATTATATTGATTTGTCACAAGATAAAAAAATGATTGTAACAGAATCAATTCAAGAGAATATTGTAAATAATACTTATAGTGAAGAAAATACCTATTCGATTATGAATTCAGTAGTATATAATTTAGATATAAATGATATAGAAACGGATGTAAATATCATTCGTGGTAATCAAAAAAAATTAAGACAGAAAAATGCTGAATTGTTATTTACTTATATTGAGTTAATGACCGAACATAAAAAAGAAATAGACACTTCAAATGAATTAATCGTTGATAGAATATTTAAATTAAAGGAAAAGGAAAAAGACACATTTACAGATAGATTAAAAGAACTAACTGACGAAGAACGCCAGGCAGATACAATGCTTAAAATAAATAAACTTGGTGTTTGGAATAAAGGATTACAAAAGGGATTAACTAAATATGTAGGAGAATATTATGATGATGAAATAGAGATGGATAAACATATAAATAATAAAAAAATGGAACTTGAGAATATGATAGCAAAAAATAAAAATGTACATTTCGAAAATATGGATATGTATGTGGATGATTTAATGGAACAGAACGAGATAGATGCTGAAATTGACCGCGAGAATTATGATATGTCCCATATGACGGAAGATTATAATGATGGAGATTATGATGGTTTTGAAAATACAAATGATGATTATAATGATTATAATTAGTTGGTTGTCGACACAAAAATTATATAATACAATATATAATTATAAAATATTTTTGTAATTATATATAAATGTTCCGACAATTTGTGAGAGAAAATATAACAATGACATCTATTGTTTTATTTATTATTATATTTGGATTAACTCAAGTAATTAAACCACAATTTTTATATAATTCTGACGGAAGTATTCGTGTTTTTGGTATTGGTTATAGAAATAAAACAATTCTTCCAGTATGGTTATTATCAATTGTTTTAGGAATATTATGTTATCTTTTTGTAATGTATTATATCGCATATCCACGCTTTTTTTAAATTAGTTTGTAATTGTATAAGTTTGAGAAGTTATGTTTTCTTTTTGCTTTTCATTTATTTTTTCATTTTCTAAAAATGTCTTATAATTTTTCTGCATGGTTGCTGTATCACTAACACATCCTCTCGATGAAATATTATATTGAACGATTGATATCAATAAAATTCCGGTGTATACATACCACATGGCTTCTCCAACATTGTCTCTAGAAATAACAATATTTAATAAATCCGTTCTTATTTGTTCATTAGCATTATTTTTATATTCTGGTTTCATTAATGGATCAAGTAATTTCCAATAATCTATAAAATTAGATGGAACAATTTGATTTATTAAAATGCCCATATTTCCACATAATTTTATAATAACATTCGCGGCGTGTTTCATTGCTTGTTGGGTATTAGCATCATTTATGGTTGCCTTATCTATATCAGTTGATACTTTTTCATCAATTAGTAATAAATTACTTAGTAATGAATGTGCAGAATTAGAAACATAAAAATATCCGATTACATCAGAAAACGCAGATTTAAATCCTGGAAATATAATTAGAACAATAATAATTATTCCAAAAATTAAAGTCCATGGTATAATTGTAAGCAAACTAGCAACCCCAATATTTTTGGATATACTACCACCACACGAATTAATAATAAGAGCTGAATTTAAAATAATTTGACTCAATAAAACAAATAAATAATATACACCTAAATAAGTATAGTTACTTTTAGTATAATTTAATAATTTATTGGAGTCATTTAGTATATCATATGTTAGTGTCGGTTTTAATTTAAAAAAGTATAATAATGTAATTATTATAAATGTTATTAGATTTATATAACTATTCATAGATATTATGTATAAATTAATTTAGTATAATAATACTATTTATTATGGAATTTGAAGAAGTAATTAAACCAACTTTAGTAGAACCTGGTGTAAAATCCTTTTTAAATCAAACATTAAAACAATGTCGAAACTTTAAAAACATTTTTAATAATATTTTATTTAACATTTTTTTATTATGTATTTTTCTCACAATTTTAGGAACCTTATTAATTTATAAATATAAAGGTAAATTAAAACCAAAAGAAATAGAACAAAAAAACAGAGAAAAACAACAATATATATTATCCAAAATTAAAAATTATCAAAATGCTAAAAGAAGAGAACAACAAGAATTAATTACTGGACTACCTAATTGGGATAACGAATTTGATTTAATACATAAAAATAATTTAAAATATATCTAAATTATAGATAATGACAAGTATAAATTCTGATGAATTTACTGATGCTTTATATAATTATTATAATATAAAAAGTCAATATAAAATTAATACCAAAAAGGACATTTCCGATTTTAAAAAGAAGGTTGAATCAGGTGATATAGATGTAAACAAAGTGTTTAACCCCAAATGTATTAATTGTGAAAGACGTGTAGGATCCAAATTTTATACCACTTATAATCCAGAATTAGATAACAGAAATTTAATGGCTATTTGTGGAGATAAACAAAAACCGTGTGAATTAAATATAAATATTAATGTTGGCTATTGTAATTCATTACAAGAAGATTTAAAAGAAATTGAATCTCTTATTCAAAATATTAAAAATGATATTATTTATGATAAAAATAACACAATGTTTGGTTATATTTTAAAAGATAAGGCATTAAAGAATTTCGAGACATTTAAAAATGATATATCAGAATATACAGACCGTTTAAAAATAGATTTGGAACAGTACGAAATGATTATTAATAATAAAAATGACACAGAACAAATAAAAATCACAGAATTTGATATTAATGTAAACATTGACCAAATTAAATCTTTAATGAATGAATATAATAAAACAAATAATACACAGTTTGTATTGGACCTTGTTGAACTGTATCAAAATACATTAAGACCCAACTTGGATAAATTGCGAAATCTTAAATATAAGTATAACTTTGTGGAATTTAATGACAGAACGTTAACATATAGTTTGTTTCAACTTCCATATTCAATAGAAACATTTGAAAGATGTTATGGTGACCCTAAAATTATAAGTTTTAAATATAACCCAGGTGTGTATAATATAAATAAATCTAAACTTCAACCCACTGAACCAAAACAGATAAAACCCAAAAAAACAAAACCTCAAAATCTCGGTCAAAATCTTGAACCAACAAATAAAACCAAAAAAATAAAACCTATAATTGAAAAAAAAACAAAAACATTAAAAGCACCACAAATCCCTACAAAAAATGTACCAGATGTAATAGATAATGTACCAGATGTAATAGATAATGAATCATTGATGAATAGTATTTTTGGTGTGGATTCTGTTGAATCAAACATGAGTATTAACAATGAGGCTGAATTAAATAATGATATACTTAAAGAATCAGAACATACTAATACCGATTTTTAATAATTATATAATATATAATGTTAAAATATATATCAATACCTATTTTTTTAATTAGCTTATTTATAGGATTATTTTTTATTTATATAATGGGTCCTGAATTAAAAACAATTTATATTTATCCAACACCAGAAACATTCGACAAACTATTATTTAGAGATAAATCAGAAAACTGTTTTGCCTTTAATGAAGTACAATTAAATTGTCCAACTGATGAAAGTAAAATTAACCAGATACCAATTCAAACATAAATAAAAATAACATAATATATATATCCGTTAATGATAAATTTTGAAAAATATATACATACACAAACTGGTAGATACATTCTATCTATTTTATTAGGTTTAGGATTAGCCTCATTATTTAGAAGTGTTTGTAAAGGTAAAAACTGTCTCACTTTTTATGCCGCAAATATAGAAGATATCACAAATAAAATATATAAAACGGATAATAAATGTTATAAATATGTCCCAACCCTTTCAAAATGTTCCAAGGATAAAAAAATAATTAATTTTGCGTAAATATTATTAATCTATCAATATCTATAATATTTATGAGCGATACTACTAGTATTTTAGATTTACCAACTGATTCAATTTATGGTGCCGGATTAAATACAAATAATATCAATTTAAGTATAACTGAAAAACCCAAAATGAATGAGCAGAATAACGGTTTAGACCAAACAACCATAAATCAATTAATGAATGATCTTCAACAAGCAAATAATACAGGCGCAACACAACTTCAATCTAGAGATATACCTCAAAATACCAATATTTTCACTCAAGATGAACAGATACAACCTAATTATATTCCACAGGAGAAAAATAAAACTGATTATATATCCAACCATGATATGTCAACTCAACCTACACCAAAAACACATAATAACACTTTAGATGAAATGTATAATGAACTTCAAATTCCAATCTTATTAGCAGTATTATATTTTTTATTTCAATTGCCTATTTTCAGAAAATACTTATTTCGATATTTGCCTATTTTATTTTTAAAAGATGGTAACTTAAATATTAACGGGTATTTATTTACGAGTATTATATTTAGTTTATTATATTATTTATTAAGTAAAATAACTGTTTATTTCACAGTTAAATAATTTACCAGAAAATACCTTTTTTTTTTAAGGTTTTATTTTTCATTTTATATTTAAAAGCTTTGTTTTTAGTTTTATTGCGTGTCATTTTCTTGTTATTAATTATGCTATTTTTCTGTAATGGTGCGTAATTTAAAAACCATTCTTCATATTCTTTTGTTCCCTTTTTATCTTTTAATTCAATGAATTTTTTAGCTTTTTCTCGTTTTAAATCTTCTAAACTTGGTTGATAACCATAACAATCTATACTAAACCGTTTTAATAATCCTTTTTGTTCTAAACGGTTGTGTTTCTGTACTTCAAATAAAAAATTAGACATACATAATATACGGTCAAGATCATAATAAGGTTTATTCGCATACATAAATGCTAAATAAAAACTTAACATGGTATCAATTGTTGCTATTTTGATTTGTTTATGGTTAGAATTTAAAATATTATAACTATGACACCCTAAAGGTTGATAAATAAACGCAATAGTATCATTTCCTATTTTTATTTCATAATTTAAAGGTAATATTTCGCCGATACTTGATTTTTTTGATATTGAGACATTATTTATTCCGTTTTTATTTAATTCGTTTTTTATTATGTTTGCGGTTTTTAACGGCTCAATAGAAAGAACATCAAAATCTGCTATTTTATTAACTTGTTTCTGTATGTGTTTAGGCATATATCGCAAATATTGTGAAATCGCAAAACCTCCAAAAAATACAACATTGTTATTAATTAACGCATTCTTGGTAATTTCATAAATTTCATCATTTTTATACATATTCTCCATTTTTCGCTGAAAATGAACTTTATTACAATCATTAGTTGGCAATGGGTAATATTTATTTATAAGTCGAAGTCTTTTAAACACCTTTTCCCATCGACTTGTATCTCCATCTGGTCTTGATAATTCCAGGTACATAGACATTTGTAGAAGAACCGGGTCTGTGTATAAAATTCCTTTAACGTCAACCGCCTTTTGTTTAATAGCATTAAATAACCCTTTAGGTATATTAGTAATATCTGCCATCCCTTGAAAATTTACAAAAACCTTATATGTTCCATGATGTTGGCCTGATTTAGCTTCTACATCCGTATAACCATGTTTAATATAAATATTAACAAGTTCTTTAACATCATTTAAAGCATCTGCAGAAAAAAAATCATAATCAGGTAAATCACTTTCATCATAAATTTTGTCGTTTTCAGGCAATAACGCATTTATCGCAATTCCACCATAACAAATATTTTTTTTTCTTTTTAAAAAGTCTTCAATAATTTTAAACATACCAGATAACTCTGCAGAATGTTCAATAATATGTTGTTTTTTTTGTTTATATTCACTCGCGTCTACTTGTAATCGTAAAATTACTAATTCACACTCGCTAAAACTAACAGATTTATCACATATTTTAGGTTTCATAATATATAATTATTAAATATTAAAATTATAATATTTGGAAGATATGTTTCTTGTTTCATATGATAACTCAGGTTTTTGAGGTATAGGGTCTGGCAATATAACCGGAATATATCTTAACCTTTCAGGTTTTAATACAAACGCAAAACCGTTTTCATCAAAGAAACTGATGTTTTCTTCAATATATTGGTCAATATATTGATACCTCATAGCTATAAATTGACATCCAGTTTCTCTAACAACAATACCACTTGGGTTTGGTGGATTTGAACCTATATCTGGCATAGCAATTGTCATATTTTGCTTATTATAATTTTGTAATTCATTTATATCAGGAGTATTTTTGATATCATAATAATGTAACGCACGCATGAAAATTGAATTACTGGTAATGTTTACATATTCTAAAAATGGTTGGTTATCTAAAAAAGATGTGTTAGATTTGTCGACAACAACAACAATTTTACCCTTTAAATTTAATATAGGAATATTTCCTATATTATTACCGTGATTTTCATAACTATATTTTTTACCCAGCAATAAATTATTATATGACTCAAATACTTGTGCAAATTTATTAAACATTTTTTGATTATTACTTAATATTCTTAAGTGAATAATAATTGGATCAGTATAATTAGGAGAAGTGCTTTGTGAGAAAGCATAATTAGATAATATATTCATAACATCTGAAAACTTAACATAATTATAGGTTTCTTTTACATAATAATTATTTGAAGTAGAAGTCGCAACTACTGGATTATCATCAATAGAATATATTTCAAAATCAAGACCTCTACAACCTTGTTTTAATACATTAATTAAATTACACGTGTTTACATAATCATTTTTATAATTACCACCACTACAACAATTATATGATGTTTTAATATAATAATCTAATAAATTGTTATTGAATGTTTTATATTTTGAATCTATAGGTTTAATTTTATTATTCAATGTTCCATAAATATTAGTCATAAACTTACATTCTCTTGAATTCAAGTTTTTTTTATATAAATAATAACATATAGCTAAAATAATTATAAAAATTATACTAACAAAAATAATTGTTGATATTGTGTTTTCTTTAAGATTTAATATTTGGTTTTTTAAATCACTTAATTGTTGTGTTGTCATACTTATTATAATACTATTTAATAATAAAAAAAGTTAAATAATATTATAGATATAATATAAATTATAATGCCTGGAGGATTATTAAATCTTGTTAGTGAGGGTCAACAAAATGTTATATTAAACGGAAATCCAAGTAAAACATTTTTTAAAAGTACTTACTCAAAGTATACAAATTTTGGTATGCAAAAATTTAGGGTTGATTTTGAAGGAGCAAAAACTCTACAATTAAATGAATCATCACAATTTGTATTTAAAATACCTAGATATGCCGATTTATTAATGGATTGTTATTTATCTGTTAATTTACCCGACATTTGGAGCCCAATCCTACCACCACAAGACGCGAGTTCAAACTGGGCACCTTATGAATTTAAATGGATTGATTATCTCGGAGCACAAATGATAGAAAAAATAACAATTACTTGTGGAAATCAAAAGCTACAGGAGTTTTCAGGAACATATTTATTAGCATCTGTTTTACGAGACTTTACAAATTCAAAAATAAATTTATTTAATACAATGATTGGAAACACATCCAATTTAAATGACCCTAAAAAAACATATTCAAATTCATACCCGAACGCGTATTATAATACAAGTAATGTAGGCCCTGAACCATCTATTCGTGGTCAAACATTATATATCCCATTAAATGCTTGGTTTAATTTAAATACACAATTAGCATTTCCATTAGTAGCCTTACAATATAATGAACTTCATATAACTATAACTATGCGTCCTATAAAAGAATTATTTGTTATTCGAGATGTATTGGACTCAACCAATTCATATCCTTATGTAGCACCAAATTTTAATTTATGGTATATGCAATTTTATCGATTTTTACAACCACCGCCAAACGTTGCGTTAGATTATAAATCATATGTCAACACAAAAACATCATGGAACACAGATATTCATTTAAATTGTACTTATTGTTTTCTTTCTAATGATGAATCGAGATTATTTGCGATGAATGAACAAAAATATTTATTTAAACAAGCACACGAATCTATATTTTACAATGTAACAGGACCAAATAAAGTTCAATTAGATTCCGTTGGGTTAATTTCAAATTGGATGTTTTATTTTCAAAGAAGTGATGCTAATTTAAGAAATCAATGGTCTAATTTTACAAATTGGCCATATGACTATATACCAAGTGAACTAGACGACGCACCTTTAACAGGAACCTTTCCAAACCCAGGTACCACCCCCCCCACAATTGGTCCTGGTGAAAATCCAGACCAATCACTAACTGGATTAATGATTACAGGTGATTTTAATATAGAAAATATTCGTAATATTTTGATTTCTTTAGGTATTTTATTAGATGGTCAATATAGAGAGAATCTTCAACCTTCTGGTGTATATAATTATATAGAAAAATATACAAGAACAAATGGATACGCACCACCTGGTATTTATTGTTATAATTTTTGTTTAAATACAAATCCGTTAGTATTACAACCAAGTGGTGCGTTAAATTCAAATAGATTTAATTTAATTGAATTTGAATTTAATACTATCCTTCCAGCTCTGGACCCGAATGCTCAAACATTAACTATTTGTGACCCATCCACCGGAAATATAATAGGTATAAATAAACCTACATGGAGAATTTATGATTATAATTTTAATCTGGTTGTTTTAGAAGAGAGAATTAATATTGTAACTTTTGTTTCTGGTAATGCGGGTTTAATGTATGCTACATAAATTTAATGTAAATATGAGTTTGACGCAAGTGGACCATTATTTAAAAATTCACCAGTTACTGTAAACCTTTTTGGATAATTTACCATGGTATTTGAATTATCTAAGTTGTATCTATTATTAAACAGTTTTTCACCTTCATTAAAACTACTTCCCCATGTATTAATACCAAAATTTGCTTGAGGCGCACGACTTAATTTGTTTGTTGTATATAATTTAGATTGTGTTCCAATATCAGTCGTTAATGTTGAAAAAGTAGGAGTAACCCCAACAGTCATTTTACCTGATTCATTTTCACCATTAATATTTGGTGTATTTGTTGTATTTGATTTACTAAAAGGAAAATATGGTTGACAACCGGGACAATCCACATCAGATAAACATTGTTCTTTTGTTTTAGAACATCTTGAGTTAATACACATATTTGTGCAACTAAATTTAGTTGTTAATGGCATATTAACTGTATGAGTTGTTGTAAAATCACCTCTATCTTTTATTGGCGCAAATGTGTTATTATAATAATTTTCGTAACATTCTTTAATATAATTATTTGTAGTTAAAAAATGTATCCAACTAAATATAAACCAAATTAATAAAATACATAATACGAACAATTTATGTTTTTGTTGAAACATATTATAATTGAATATTATAATTTGATGTTATTTAGAGAATTAAATTTTAAATAATGTTTTTTGTTAAGATGTACAAATAATTTATTTATTATATCATTTTAATATAATATGTCGACAACTGATGAAGATAATTCAATAATTGATAATAAAAAAAATAATACAACGCAATCTAATAATACAGGCAAACAAATATTAACATATATAAAATCAATTATATATTCTATAATTATATTATTAATAATTATATGTATTGGAACCTCCATATTATATGCTTGTAAGGTCGCACAATCAAATATATTACCAACCGATTTATTGTGTAATCCTTATAATGATACTCCATTAGACCTTATACCAACCATTAAAAATATAAACATTAATGTCACAAGTATAAATGATATAAAAAACTCTGAAAAAATAAAGTTTTTATATGAAAATAATAATAAAAATGTTATTATAGATTCTTTAAAAAACATGACAACAAATCCAAAATTAAAACCTGTAGTAATGTATTTTATAACTATTTTAGAAAATTTATTGTGTTTTATTTATAGCAGTTTAAATGTATATTTAAACTTTTTGAATAAATGGGTTTCCGAATCAGTAATTATATTGGGCTCACCTTTTATTACATTATTGTATTTTTCATTAATTTATTTATTAAGTTGGGGATATTTAATTATATTATTTTTTACAAAAATGTTTTGGATATTTAAAATAAATACAAATAATTCTAACGAAAATAATATTATAGAACCAACTGATTATTTTAAACAAGTATCATTTTTTAGTTCAAATTTTATTATTTCAATAATCATAGTTATTATTTTATTATGTTTTATGTTATTTTTTATAACTGTTGTATTTCCAGTTTTGGTGTTTTTTAGTTTAATTTATTGCTTTTTATCTACAGTTACCATGACATCTACAAAAGTTAGTGATGGGTCTGATTATAATTTTATTAATGCTTTAACTGATGTATTTTATTATAAAAAATCATTATTATCATATATAATATGTTATGCTGTTATCTCAAAAGCATTTAATATTTTTGGAACAAATGGTGGAGTATTGTCATTAATTATTATTTTATTAATTTATTTTAAAATACTTAAAATACCGTTATTTTCAAATCCAGAATTAAATTTATCTACATTTGGTGAATTATCAGATTATGATATTGCCGAAAAAAGTTGCGGAGGGTTGTCAACCATTAATATAGATACCTTATCTAAAATAAATAAATTAAAAAAAGATAGTTTTAAAAAAACACTTGAACTAACAAAAGTTAATCCAGAAAAAATCAACTCAGACCAATCCCTTCCAGAAATAGAACCAAAACTTCCAGAAATAGAACCAAACCTCCCAGAAATAGAACCAAATATAATTAAACAACCTGTTCCATAAAGATTAAATAATAATAAATTAAATAAGTATTTAAAATAATTAATATAATATTAATAAATGAAAAAAACAGGGTTACCCTTTATTAGTATTTGTACACCTACATTTAATCGTAGACCATTTATACCCCATATAATAAAGTGTGTTAATCAACAAACATATCCAAAACACAAAATTGAATGGATTATTATTGATGATGGAACTGATAAAATCGAAGACCTTGTAATTAATATACCATTAGTTAAATATATAAAGTTTTCCGAAAAAATGACATTGGGTAGGAAACGAAATATTGCGCATAGCAACTGTAAAGGAGACATTATAATTTATATGGATGATGACGATTATTACCCACCAACTAGAATTATGCATGCTGTAAAAACCCTACAACAAAACCCATCTGTATTATGTGCCGGTTGTAGTGAATTACATATATTTTTTAAACATATTAATAAAATGTACCAATTTGGACCATACGAACCAAATCATTCTACAGCTGCTACATTCGCATTTAAAAAAAAATTATTAAATATAACAAAGTATGATGACAATAGTACATTTGGAGAAGAACAACATTTTTTAAAAAATTATACTATTCCATTTGTACAATTAGATGTATTACAAACCATTTTAGTATTTTCACATGATCATAACACTTTAGATAAAAAGAAGTTGTTGGATGATTCATTAATGAATCCACATGTAAAATTGTCAACACGAACCGTTGATGAATTTATTAAAGACCCAGCATTAAAAAAGTTTTATACGGAAGATATAGACAATTTATTAGTTGATTATTCACCTGGTAAATTAGAAAATAAACCGGATGTTGTAAAACAATTGGAAGTTTTTTTTCTTGAAAGAGATAAACTAATTGAAGAACAACGCAATAGTCAATTAATGAATACACTTATAAACCAAAACAATTATTTAGAAAAAGTACTTAACGAAAATAAAAATCTTAAAGAACAAGTTGAATATCTTGAATTCAAAATTTCAACTTTAATTAAAGAACGAATTGCGGAAAAAATCGCACTAAAAAAAGGCGCACCCGAGAAATAATAAATTTATAAATTATTTAAAGATAATAAATAATTTATATTATATAGAATGATATACGATGACGATAGATTTCATCCAATGAACTATAATGATGTAGATAATAAACAATCAAGTAATGATAATACTTCAAAAGATACCGGATATAATAAAGTTATTAAAACTTATATAGACGATAATAACATAAAACATAAATATTTACTAGAATATTATTCATCTGGACATAACCAATCCTTAATAATAAACGCAGTAACTGGACTTAAATATAAGAATTTACGAGTTGGAACAAAGGATGAGGATATGTTATTCAAGATTTCAATAAATACATGTGAAAATAATAAGACCAAGGAGGTATTGTTTTACGATTCACCAGAACAATACGAAACACATCAACATTATAAACTATCGACCAAAACAATATCAAAATGGTATGAAAAACAAAAACATATAATAAGTTAATGCTTTAATCGTATATGCTTTCATCATCATTATTAGCTTCATTTTCGTCGTTAATAGTTTCCTTTGTGTATTTTTCAAGATACCTATAAATACGATTAATATCTAATTTATTAATTTCATAATTTTCAAAAATTAATAATAATTCATTGTCTGTATATTTATTTTTTAAATTAAGAAAAAATGAAAACAAATCCTTTTTATCCATTCCAAGTTGTTGACATAAATTTTGAATAAATATATAATTATTATATTCAGTTGAATATTTTGTAAGAACCTTAGTAAATCTTACTTCAACCGGGTTATATTTCATCTTTTTTTTAAAAGTAGTATGATATAAATTATTATTTTTAAAAGTTTTTATAAGAGAACTCATTTCATTAAATTGCCATATTTGTTTTTGAAAAGTAATTCTATCAATATAATCCGCAAAACATATATTGTCTAATTGTTTAATATAAAATGGGATTGATACATTTTGTTTCATTTTTCCAATTACATCAATAATGTTTTCATGCCATAATAACCCTACAATAGTTCTATCTGTTTCATTCATTATTTCCATATGTTCGCCAATATTAAATTGCTGATTTAATAATTTTTGAGTAATTTGTTTGGTATCATCATTATAAGATTTTATCTGAAAAATGTCCTTAATAAATGTTGAATTCAATATGTTATTATTTTTCTTATAAATGTTGTAAATATTTATTAATTTTCTTAAATCTCCTTGAACAAAATTAATTAGATTTGTTAGTAATTGATTATCTAAATTTGGTATTAATTCATTAATTAAATTAGTAATCTGAGTATTAGTTGGTGTTTTTAATTCAACCGTGTTGCATACCTTCATTAATTCTTTAATCTTTTTATCAATGTGATAATTACCGATACAAATAATTGGGTTCATAGTTACCTCTTCTAATTTTTGTTTTTTTGTTTTTTTTGGTCGAATTAATTTAATTAATGTATTGATTCCTCCTTTATCACCATTATTCATCCCATCAATTTCATCCATTATTATTGCGATTTTTTTTATTTTACCGTGAAATAAATTCATAATATTTTTATCTGACATATTATGTTTAGAAATAGTATCAATAATAGATTTATTTCTAAAATCACCTGCGTCATATTTAATTATATCATAATCCATCTCTTTTAAAATATTTGTAATAAATTCTGTTTTTCCCGAACCAGGACTGCCGTAAATATATATTCCTTTTTTTATGGTAAGATTATTTGTGTTTTGAGAAAATAATTGTAAGCATTCTTTAACCATAGTTACATTTTCATCTCTATTTAATATTTTATTTAAATTTAAACTGTTCATTTTATACATTTAATAATATTCTTTTTATGTCTATTTTGACATAATTGTTTTTGAGCTAAAAATTTGGTTATCATATCACAACATTTAACGGATTCGTGCTCAATACAAAAATTAATTAAAAATAATATATAATTTTTATATATATTATTTTTATATACATAACCCTTTAATAATATCCACTTTTCACAATTTTCATAAATTAGTTGTTTAAATACGAATTCACAGTCTTTTTTTATTATGCTTCTAATGTAATTTTCATAATGATTTTTTATAATATAGGGTCTTAAATATTTATGATATATCATATAATTATTTTTATTTGTAAAAATAATTGTTAGCACATCTAAATATTGTTTAATCATATATTTAATATCATCTGGCATGATATAAATTAAATTTAATAATGAATTGTCCTTGAATGATACTTCCATTTATATATATATATGAAATAATTGTGTTTATGTTGTTGTACATGGATTATTTACACCATAAGTAATTCCATCCCAACTTACACCGCAATTATTTGCCCAAGTATATTTAGCACATAACCCGTTTGACCCTGTAAATTGTGAAGTTGTAAAATCCATATTTAAATGTTTTCCAGATGAAGACTTACAAGTTCCTAAATCCTTTGTATTTACACATCTTGCGCCATTTCCTGAAACATCTACCCAATAATCTGGACAATCTCCAATAATTGGTGGCCAATTACTCATCTTTTGTTGATTCAATTTAACGCCTATAAATAGTAAAGTAAATATTAATATAACTATCGCAATAATTAAAACTATTCTTTGAAATGCTTCCATAAAATAAATGTATATAATTTTTTATATTTTATTATTATAAATGAATTATTCAAATGTTAGAGTTGACATAAAAAGTCCTAATACATCCGTTTTATTTAATATGTATGATAAAATTTCAGCAAATCAATGTTCAACCTTTAGAAACCCAACATTGGGATTATGGAATGAAACACAACTATCAACATGTTTTTTTTCTAAAGAAAATATACAAATAATACAAAATGGAATTAGAGCTGGTGTATATAAAAAATCAAATAATCAATATCTTGTTGGACAACAGGATTGTGATTCTTTGAAAATTATAATGAGAAGTATTTTTTTACAATATGCTGCAAATAAAGCAAATAATATACCATCGCAAATAAAAGAGCTAAATCAAATGGTTTTAAATTATTGTATTGAAAGTGTATATGGGGAGGCACAAGGATATATAAAATATTTATATGATGCGAGTACACTTGTCGTTCCAATATCACATCCAGTGATGGCAAATAATTCAGATAAAGAACTTGTTCTTAAAAGTTGGTTTTAGTTTATTTCCAATAAAAAATTTTTAATTTTATATACTATCTCTACAAATTTTTACACATTTTCTCATTTCAAATGCCCAGTTTGAAATGAGATTTATAAATAAATCTAATTGGTTTTAAACATTTATTTTTAAACATTTATTTTTTTTAATACCTATCTTTTTAATTTCTGGTATGATTTGGATGTTTTCACACGAATTCATTTTCTCTCTATCTTTCTTATAAATAATATATTCATGTTGTAAATTATTTAATTCTGTATTCCACATTTCAGTAATAGTCTTATTCTTAATTTCTTCTATTTCATTAATTTTTTTATTATATTCATTAAACAGTTTTTCTGCGTTTTCTTCTGTAACACTATCCATTGGCATTTTTGTCAAATATTTATATTCTGTGTCGTTTTCTATTATATCATATCCTTTACTTGTTAACATGTCAATAACATCCTCTTTTTTTTTCTTTCTTAAATCAATGGTATCATTCAAATTTTCTTTTATATATTTAGTTCTATTTAATAAAATAATTAGTTCTTTTTCTAAAATGAGAATCATATAGTCTTTTCTTGTTTGATACATTTTTAAGCGTGTTTCGTAATATTCATCTATAATATCTTCTACATTTTCATATTTTTTTAATTTATCATTTGCGTTAAATAAACGCATATTGGTTGTACTAGAAGTTGTATATAATTTAAATGTTTTTTCGAATAAAGTACATCCATAATCTGCCATGGATGCTTCTAACTCTTCAAATTTACCTTTATTTAATGTTATGATAAAATCAATATTTGTATCTTTGCTCATATCATCATAATCCTTTACAATTGGAATAATTTTTTTCCCGGTTTTATCTACATTTTCGGTTAATAATTCCAATAATTCTTTAAAATCATCCGTCCATAATCCAACAGGCAGTTCTGTAATACGAACCTTATCTATACCTAACTTTTCATAAACGCCTTTAATTAAATACTTTCCAGGAATAATTTCACGGATTGTTCCTTTAAACCCTTCATAATAAGGTATAAACTTAGCATTAAACAACTCATCATTTAATTTACATTTTAAATATTGGATTATTTCTAATGGATTATAGCACATGATCTCGGTACTAAAACCGGTACCAATACCTTTAGTTCCATTTATCAATATCATTGGAATAATAGGCGCATAAAATATAGGTTCAACTATATTTCCATCATCATTTAAATATTGTAAAATATTATCATCCATTTGAGGAAATATAATTCGTGTTATTTTATTTAATTGAGTAAATATATATCTTTCTGAAGCACTATCATTACCTCCTTGTATTCTTGTACCAAATTGTCCATTTGGCATAAGCAAATTTATGTTGTTTGACCCCACAAATATTTGAGCCATACCTACAATTGCGGAATTTAAACTTGCCTCACCATGATGATACCCTGATTGTTCTGAAACATAACCTGTAAATTGCGCAACTTTAATTTCTGTTATTAAATTCTTTTTAAATGCTGAGTATAATATTTTTCTTAAACTAATCTTTAATCCATCCATTAAATTAGGAATACTTCTATCACAATCATATTTTGAAAAATGAATTAGTTCTTTATTTATAAATTCATCATATGTTACCATTGTTTTATTTGTATCTAAATAACTTTTACGATTATAATTTTCTAACCATTCTTTACGGTCATTTGCTCTTTTTTTATTAAATATCATATCAATCGCGTTATCACTAATATCACCATTATGTTCAAAACCAACCATTTTTTTTGATTCAAAATATTCACGAAATTCTTTACCGGTACTTGTTCCTAACCCTTTATAATATTTAATCTTCCATCCTTTATAATCATTATCATTTTTCCACAATTCATATTCTCCATCATTATAAAATACAAGATTTTGTTTTCCTTTATTTGCTTTTAATATTGGTGTATTCATAAAACCAATAAAACCAGGAATTTTTAAAAGAGATGGCCATTCAGATTGGAATAAATTAATACATAATCCTTTAATATGATGACCGTCTAAATCAGCATCTGTCATAATTAATACCTTTGAGTATCTTAAACAAGTTAACACATCTTCACAACAATATTCCTTACCTATCTCTAACCCCAAAATCTTTTTTATTTCACATATCTCCTTATTTTCATTTATTTTTTTTATTGGTTCTCCGCGAACATTCATAATTTTACCTTTCATTGGATATACGCCATATGTATTTCTATCTTCCGATGATAATCCAGAAACTATTCCTGCCTTTGCTGAATCACCCTCGCAAAATATAATAGTACAATTACCTGATTTATCTGTGCCTGCCCAATTCGCATCAATCAATTTGGGTATTCCACGAATATTTTTACTTTTAGTTCCATCTGTTTTTTTAGATATTTTATTTTCTTTTAATTCTGTAATGGTACACGCAGCATCCATTACACCCATTTTTGCGATTTTTTCAATAAATTTATCAGTTACAACACATACAGAACCAAATTTATTTGATGGTGTATTCATATAATCTTTTGTTTGACTATCAAATGACGGGTTTTCAATATCACATCTTAAAAACAAAAACAGTTGTTCTTTTATGCTAACTGAATTAACCTTTATTTTCTTCTTCTTTTCAATATAGTCAACTAACTTTTTAGTAATTTGGTTTAAAATATATTCAACATGTTTTCCTCCTTTAGAGGTATGAATGCCATTTACAAATGATACCTGAATAAACTCGTGAGATGGTGATATTGCGACCGCATATTCCCAACGGTCACCATTATCTTCATGTGTTCGTGTTATTTCTGTTTTATTTCCAATGTATAAATCAATATATTGTTGGAAATTTTTTATTGGAATCAAGGTAGAGTTATATTTTACCTTTAATGATTTATCTGTAATTGCGGCAACATCATATATCCGTTTTTTCAAAAGAGATATAATGTCAGGTGTTAAACAATTCATACCTAATCTTTTATAATCTGGTTTAAATGTAATTTTTGTATATGGCTTTTTACCTTTAAATTTGGTAATTTCAGGTTTACAAATCTCATCTAAATTATTCTTAAATTCTTGTTTATATTTTAAACCTCTAACATGATCAACTGTTTCAATTGAACCATATATAGACCATACAAGAACCAACTTAAAACCAAAACCATTTTTACCACCAACTATTTTTTTTTCGGTTTTATCATAATTTGTAGATGTTCTAAGATGTCCAAAAATCAATTCTGGAATCCATATTTTATACTCTGGATGTTCAACCACATCTATTCCGTTACCATCATTTATCATAATAATGGTTCCATCTTCTTGAATTGAAATATCAATATAAGTCACAGGTAATGAATCCTCTGTATTATTCGAGATTAATTGTTGCATACGAATTACATGATCTCGACAATTCACAATACCTTCATCAAATAACTTAAATAAGCCTGGATTATATGTAATGTTTTTATCAATGATTTTATCATTCGTATCATTTAAAATCCATAAATTAGAATCAATATTTTCAACCGAACCAATATATGTGTCTGGATTATCCAATATATGTTGCTTATCTGTTTTTTGTTGATATTTATTAGAAAGGAATGCGTCTGTTTCGTTCATGATTTATTTATTTATGTAATTATATTTTTAATCTGTTTTTTATTTCAATTTTATTTATTCACATATAATAATGACTCAAATTTCGACATTTAAAGATATATATTGTATATGTAAAAAAAACCATATAAATACAACTACAACTATTGACAAAAAAAACCTCAACCCAAATAATTCAAACATATCAAATAAATTGCGCCAGGCTCGAATAATTTCCGCTAGTTTAGGAGGAAAACCTGTTATTTTAAATTAACTTCATAATAATTTTAAAAATTATTTTCTCTCTTATTTTTATAAATGACCAAATTTACAAAAACATCAGACGGAAAGTATAATATTCAAGGCAAAGTTTACGAATTATTATCCGGAACTCGTGCTCAAGTATGGCACGGAACCGCGTACAAAACCAGTGGAGGACTTACTAAATCAGACCTTCTTCAAAATAAAAATGGCCGAATTGTTTCAAAAACAAAACACGCTTCATCCAAAAAAGAAATGCGTTTATTAAAATTTGGATATGGAACCCAAAAAGGCAAATTCGGATTTGTGAAATTAAAAGGTAAATCAAGAAAAAATAAACGAAAAATGAAAGGAGGAAATGGAGTTAATTACTCATTATCACCATCTGAAATATCAGGAATTTCTAAAACTTCAGGTGTTGAACTTCAATTCATGGCAGGAAACGCAACCTCATAAATTCAACCATTTATTACTAATAAAATCATCATGAACAATATAATCCACTATTTTAATACATAAATATTTTTCAAAATATCTTTTACTAACTATAAATTTATTATTCAATCCTAAAAATTTACAATAACAATTGTACGCATCTGTCAAAGGTAATAAAACTAATGGTTGTTTATGTTTAAAATAAACTTTAATACTTTCAAATGAAGCGTTAATATCCTTAATTTTATCCCATAAAATACATCTTATATTTAATACATATTTATCTTCAATTATAGAAACATTTGGGAAAAAATGACATAATATTTTTAATACATTTTCTTCATTTATGTTTCCTGATGAATAAGCAGATTCTTCATTTTTAACCCATACTTTAAATAATACACATAACTCATCTAATTCAAGCTCTTCTATACCGATTTCTTCATTTTGTTGTATGGTTTCATCCCAAAATTTAATAAAATCAAATACAACTGGTAAATATTTACTTGTAATATTATAAAAGGTATCAGTTGTTTCGTCATAATCATATTTACCTTTTAATAATGTTTTTAAAGTATTTGAGTAAATTATATTTGGAAGTGAAATACTTGATAAATAATGCTTCCATATAAAATGTATTTTCTTCCATTCTATTTTTAAATTAGCACTATGTGTTATTTGGACACATTGAGAACAAAAATTATCAAAAATCACATTTTGATTATTATTTTTTAAATATAAAATATTCGTTTTTATATCCTCGTCATTTGCGTTATATTCTAAAAACTTCTCAGAATTTTCATACCTATTTGAATAATGCGCAGCAATACATAATAAATTTAAACCCACCTTTCTTATTAAATCTTTCCATAATTCAAATGAAAAATTTTCATTTATTTGTATTAATCTACAGTTTTCATAATTATATGTATCGTGATATTTAGTTACAAAATTATGAATTATGTTCATATTACACATTGTCACACTTGAAATGTTTTCTAGTTCAACTAATATTTTTTTGGTTTTTGATGTAACTATAAAAACTAATTTTGTTTTCTTTTTTAAAATATTATCTCCTAATATTGTTAAAAAGTACTTTGCTTGACTTTTTTTTGTAAATATTGATGGGTATAATACATTTAAAATATTTTGGATTGTCACTGTTTCAGGAATAGAACTAAATAAACTACGGTCTTTAATTTGTTTTATAATATTTATTTTGGTTCGTTGCTTCCATTTCATTAATACTTTATCTTTTGAAATATTTGAAAGTAACTTATAAATTATCTCATCTTCCTTAACAATCGTATAATTCTCTCCATTATATTCATAAAAATAATTACTACTTGGTAAATAAAAATATTGATTTTTACTTAAAAAAATCTGAATAAATTTTTGCTTTTCATTAATTAAATTATTTAAACGCACTACACGCTCAGCATGATGGGTTATTTCACTTTCTAATGTATTTGGTAAGTATTTTATTATATGATTATGAATTCTTTGTAACATATAAGAATTATTACTATATTTATTAAACAATTCATGTATCGAAACTATACACTGTTCCTTTATTTGTTCTGTCATACTTTAATAATTTAAAAGTTAGTTTTTAAATTATTTATTAATATTTAAAAATGTATTATATTAATAAATATTTAAAGGACTTAGTAATAAATTAATAATGACGACAAATTTTTCAAGACAATCTAATACCGATGGAAATATATTAACTATTAAAACAGTTCAAATCGCACCTTTTAGAACATTAATGACCGCATTAAAAGATATTTTATTAGAAACAAATATAACATTTCAACCTGATGGAATACGCATAATTAACATGGATAAATCACACACGATTTTGGCACATTTATTTTTAGCAGCTCCTAATTTTGAATTTTATGAATGTAAAAAAGATAAAATTATTATTGGAGTAAATATGTTTCATCTATTTAAATTAATTAATTCTATTGATAATGATGACACCTTAACAATATATATTGAAAATTCAGATTACGCAGAAGGTATTGTATCTCATTTAGCATTAAAATTTGAAAATGGAGAAATCAAACAATGTAAAACCCAGAAATTAAGACTTATTGAACCTGACCCTGAAGAATTAGAATATCCTGATGTAAAATTTTCATCCATTATTAATCTACCTTCCGCAGATTTTCAAAAAATTATTCGTGACATGTCATGTATATCAGATAAAATAGAAATTAAATCGGTTGGAAACGAACTAATATTTAAATGTTCAGGACAATTTGCTTCCGCAGAAATACATCGTGCCGAATCCGACGGAAGTATGGGATTTGTATTAAAACAAGATTCGTCTAAAGTTATTCAGGGAGAGTTTTCATTAAAAAATCTAGGTTACTTTATAAAATGCACGAATTTATGCTCGCAAATTGAGGTTTACTTAGAAAATGATTTACCTTTAGTAGTTAAATATAATGTTGCTAGTTTGGGAGAAATTAAATTATGTGTGTCTTCTTTACCATCATCATAATTATGTGTTATCCGCTAAATTTATAATGTAATATTATATTATATTATATTATAAATGTCTAATAATTGCTGTTATTATAAAATAAACTGTACTCAAGGTAATCCAGGACCAACTGGAAAACCAGGTCCTATAGGTCCAAAAGGTCCTACTGGTCCAAACACTGGTCCTACGGGTCCTACTGGTCCTACTGGTCCTGGAATAATGGGTCCTACGGGTCCTACGGGTCCTACGGGTGTCACAGGTCCTACGGGTCCTACTGGACCTGGACAAACTGGTCCTACTGGACCTACTGGGCCTACCGGTCCTACTGGGCCTACCGGTCCTACTGGACAAACAGGACCTACTGGTCCTACTGGTCCTACTGGTCCTACTGGCCTTACTGGACTTACCGGACCAACCGGAACAACAGGACCAACCGGGACAACAGGACCATCGGGACCAACTGGAGTAACAGGAACTACTGGTCCTACTGGACCAACTGGAGCAACAGGACCTACTGGTCCTACTGGCTGTACCGGAGCAACAGGACCAACTGGAGTAACAGGTACTACTGGTCCTACTGGACCAACTGGACCTACTGGTACTACTGGTCCTACAGGAACCACAGGACCTACCGGAACCACTGGACCAACAGGAACCACCGGGCCAACTGGTGCTACAGGTAGAACAGGTCCAACAGGACAAACAGGACCAACAGGACAAACAGGTCCAACAGGAACAACCGGACCAACAGGAACAACCGGACCAACAGGACAAACAGGACCAACAGGTCAAACAGGTCCAACAGGACAAACCGGACCAACAGGACAAACAGGACCAACAGGAACAACTGGACAAACAGGACCTACAGGACCAACCGGACAAACAGGTCCAACAGGACTCACAGGACCTACAGGACCAACAGGACCTACAGGTCAAACAGGAACAACTGGTCCTACAGGACCTACAGGTCAAACAGGAACAACTGGTCCTACAGGTAGAACAGGACCCACAGGACCAACCGGACCAACCGGAACAACAGGAACAACAGGAACAACTGGTCAAACAGGAACAACTGGACCCACAGGACCTACAGGACCCACTGGACCCACAGGAACAACAGGAACAACAGGACCTACAGGACCCACAGGAACAACAGGAACAACAGGACCCACAGGAACAACAGGACCAACAGGACCAACAGGACCCACAGGAACAACAGGAACAACAGGACCCACAGGGCCAACCGGACCCACAGGACCAACTGGACGAACTGGACCCACCGGACGGACTGGACCCACAGGACCCACCGGACAGACTGGACCCACAGGACCAACAGGACCCACTGGACCAACAGGACAAACAGGACCAACCGGACAAACAGGGGCTACCGGGCCCACAGGACAAACAGGACCAACAGGACAAACAGGACCCACTGGACCCACTGGACCAACAGGACAAACAGGAACAACAGGAACAACAGGAACAACAGGAACAACAGGACAAACAGGTCCTACTGGACCCACAGGTCAAACGGGACAAACTGGAACAACAGGACCAACCGGACAAACAGGACCAACCGGTCAAACAGGACCTACTGGTCAAGCTGGACCCACAGGACCAACTGGATCCACTGGACAAACTGGAAACACCGGTCAAACAGGTCAAACTGGAACCACAGGACAAACTGGAACCACAGGACCCACAGGATCCACAGGACCCACAGGATCCACAGGACCAACTGGTCAAACAGGATCCACAGGACCAACTGGAACCACAGGACCAACTGGAACTACTGGAACCACAGGACAAACAGGACCCACAGGACAAACTGGTCAAACAGGTCAAACAGGTCCCACGGGACAAACCGGAACAACAGGACAAACCGGAACAACAGGACAAACTGGAACAACAGGACCTACGGGGCCTACAGGAACAACTGGACCTACAGGAACCACTGGAACAACTGGAACAACAGGACAAACTGGACCTACGGGGCCTACAGGAACAACCGGTCAAACAGGACCCACTGGACCCACTGGACCTACCGGACCCACTGGACCTACCGGACCCACTGGACCTACCGGACCCACTGGACCTACCGGACCCACTGGAACCACGGGTCAAACAGGGCCTACTGGACCCACTGGACCTACAGGACAAACAGGATCCACTGGACCTACAGGACCTACCGGTCAAACAGGACCTGGTCAAACAGGACCCACTGGAACAACTGGTCAAACAGGGACCACAGGATCAACAGGTCAAACAGGACAAACCGGACCCACAGGACACACTGGAACCACCGGTCAAACAGGTCCAACAGGACAAACAGGCACAACAGGATCAACAGGTCAAACAGGAACAACTGGACCAACTGGACCCACAGGACAAACCGGACAAACAGGACCCACTGGACCCACTGGACCCACAGGCACAACTGGACAAACCGGACCAACAGGACCTACCGGTCAAACAGGACCCACCGGAACAACTGGTCAAACCGGTCCAACTGGAACAACTGGAACAACAGGAACCACTGGAACCACTGGGACAACTGGAACAACAGGAACCACTGGACCAACAGGAACCACTGGAACCACTGGACCAACAGGTCAAACAGGACCCACAGGACCTGGTCAAACAGGGCCAACAGGACCAACAGGACCTACTGGACCTACTGGAACCACTGGAACTACTGGACCTACAGGACAAACAGGACCAACAGGATTATTAAGTTTATCAGGAACAAATTATGGTGATTATGTATATTGGAATACAAACAATACACCAGCAGCATGGACCGTTGGTACATATAATATAAATTTAGGGTCTTTTGCTGGTCAATATAACCAGGGAACAAGTGCGGTTGCTCTTGGTTATTCCGCAGGCAATTATTATCAAGGTTCACATTCGGTTGCGATTGGTGTACAAGCAGGTCAAACTAACCAAGGGTCCGGTTCAATCGCTATTGGGTATCAAGCAGGTCAAACTAACCAAGGTTCCGGTTCAATTGCTATTGGTATACAAGCAGGACAATCTTATCAAGGTTCCGGTTCAATTGCGATTGGGTACCAAGCAGGACAATTTAGTCAAGGTTCCGGTTCAATTGCGATTGGATATCAAGCAGGACAATTTAGTCAAATGTCAGGTTCAATTGCGATTGGATATCAAGCAGGACAATTTAGTCAAATGTCAGGTTCAACCGCGATAGGGTATCAAGCCGGACAATTTAGTCAAATGTCAGGTTCAATTGCGTTTGGGTATCAAGCCGGACAATTTAGTCAAGGATTAGGTTCAATTGCGTTTGGATATAAAGCAGGACAATTTAGTCAAGGAACATTATCACTTGCGATTGGGTACCAATCAGGACAATTTAGTCAAGGAACAGGTTCACTTGCGATTGGGTATCAAGCAGGACAATTTAGTCAAGGAACAGGTTCACTTGCGATTGGATATCAAGTCGGACAATTTAGTCAAGGGTCAGGTTCAATTGCTATAGGCGTACAAGCAGGACGATTTAGTCAAGGGTTTGGGTCAATCGCAGTTGGGTTTCAAGCAGGTTATTTTACTCAAGGGTCAAGTTCAATTGCGATTGGGTTTCAAGCAGGTTATTTTACTCAAGGGTCAAGTTCAATTGCGGTTGGGTATCAAGCCGGTTATTTTACTCAAGGGTCAAGTTCAATTGCGGTTGGGTATCAAGCAGGGTATACAAATCAAGGGTCAAGTTCAATTGCGATTGGGTATCAAGCAGGGTATACAAATCAAGCGACAAGTTCAGTTGCTATTGGGTATCAAGCAGGGTATACAAATCAAAGTACAGGTGCGGTTGCGATTGGGTATTTAGCAGGATTTACTCAACAAGGATACCAAGCAGTTGCCATTGGATACCAATCAGGTCAAACTAACCAAGGTTTCCAATCAGTTGCGGTTGGATACCAAGCAGCACAAACCAATCAAAGTAAACAAGCAGTTGCGATTGGGTATCAAGCAGGTCAAGTATTTCAATGTATTCAAGGAGTTGCGATTGGATACCAAGCATGTCAATTCGGTGCAAACAATCAAGGACAATATAGTGTTGCGGTTGGGTATCAGGCAGGTCAATTTAATCAACAGCAGTATGGAGCTGCTCTTGGGTTTCAAGCGGGTAATTATCAGCAACAGCAGTTTGGGACTGCTATTGGGTACCAAGCAGGATATTCTCAACAAGGACAAAGCGCGGTTGCGGTTGGATTCCAAGCAGGGTATTCAATTCAAGGACAGTATGCGGTTGCGGTTGGATATCAAGCAGGGTATTCAAATCAAGCACAAAACGCGATTGCTGTTGGATTTCAAGCAGGTCAATTTAGTCAAGGGACAAGTTCAATTGCGGTTGGTATTCAAGCAGGACAATTTAGTCAAGGGACAAGTTCAATTGCTATTGGTATCCAAGCAGGACAATTTAGTCAAGGTTCATTTGCGGTCTCCATAGGATACCAATCAGGTCAATTTAGTCAAAATTCGTATTCAATCGCTATTGGATACCAGGCAGGCAATTATAGTCAAAATTTTAACACAGTTTCTCTTGGATATCAATCGGGATTTTATCAACAATATGCTAATTCAATTGCGATTGGGTATCAAGCCGGATATTCAAATCAAGCAACAAATACAGTTGCGATTGGAACTCAATCAGGGTATTCAAATCAAGCACAAAATGCTGTTGCTATTGGGTATCAATCGGGACAATTTAGTCAAGGAACAAATTCAGTAGCGATAGGGTATCAATCAGGACAATTTAGTCAAGGTACTCAATCTGTTTCTATAGGGAATCAAGCAGGACAGTTTAGTCAAGGATACCAAGCAGTTGCTCTTGGGAGTCAAGCAGGACAGTTTAGTCAAGGATACCAAGCAGTTGCTGTTGGAAGTCAAGCCGGATATTTTACACAAGGTTCAGGTTCAGTTGCTATTGGGTATCAATCAGGATATTCAAATCAAGGAGCTGGAGCACTCGCTATTGGTTATCAATCCGGATATTCAAATCAACAAGGATCCGCAGTTGCGATAGGATATCAATCTGGATATTCAAACCAACAAGGATCCTCAGTTGCGATAGGATATCAATCAGCTATTTTTGGTCAAGGAGGAAACTCAGTTGCTATTGGGTATCAATCCGGGTATTTTACTCAAGGAGCAGCCACCGTTGCTATTGGATATCAATCCGGGTATTTTATTCAAGGAAATCAAGCAACTGCTATTGGATATCAAGCCGGATATTCAAATCAAGGACAATATACGGTTGCGGTTGGTACCCAAGCCGGATATTCAAATCAAGGACAAAACGCGGTTGCTATTGGATATCAAGCCGGATATTCAAATCAAGCACAAAATGCGGTTACTATTGGGTGCCAAGCCGGACAATTTAGTCAAGGAACAAATTCAATAGCGATAGGGTATCAAGCAGGACAATTTAGTCAAGGAACAAATTCAATTGCGTTAGGGTATCAAGCGGGACAATTTAGTCAAGGGCTAAATTCAATTGCTCTTGGGTTTCAAGCAGGACAATTTAGTCAAGGAACACTTTCAATCGCAATTGGGTACCAAGCAGGACAATTTAGTCAAGGGTCAGGATCAACCGCTATTGGGTCCCAAGCAGGACAATATAGTCAAGGGTCTGGTTCAATTGCGATAGGATACAATGTGGGACAGACTAATCATGGTTCAGCATCAATATCAATTGGATATCGAATTACAAATACACATGTAAATACAATTGTATTAAGTGCGTTAAACTCCGGATTCACAACATCATCACCCAATTCTTTTTATGTAGGCACAATGAATTCAACTAACTCTGCAGCACCCTTTAGTTTAGTATATAATACAGCCACAAGTGAGATTTTATACAATACTAATAAAACATTTATTATTAATCATCCAATAAATAAGGATAAGTATTTAGTTCATGCGTGCTTAGAAGGTCCAGAAGTAGGTGTATATTATCGCGGAGAAGGTAAAATAACAAATAATGATTATACAACCGTATTTTTACCTGATTATGTGGACAACTTGGCAACTGATTTTACAGTACAGATTACACCTATATATAATGGTAAACTTAAAATGTATAGTGCTACTGAAGTAATTCAAAACAGTTTTAATGTTTATGGTGAAAATGGTAATTTTTTTTGGGTTGTTCATGGAAGTAGAGGAAATGTAAATGTAGAGCCAAATAAAAAAGATGTAATTGTAAAAGGCAAAGAACCATATCTTTGGATATAATTAAAAAATTTACTTTAATAATATAATAATATTATAATTTACCTTATTAATGATAAATAAATATAAACACGTACATAATCGTATAGTTTGTTGTTCACGCGGTCAAGATGGTTCAAAAGGTCCTGTAGGCATTACAGGTCTTACCGGTCAAACAGGACCAAAAGGACCTATCGGACCAACAGGTATTATTGGTCTTACTGGTCCTACAGGAACAACTGGAATTACAGGATTTTTCGGTCATGTCTCTACTGGTAATACTGGAATAACGGGATTAACAGGATTAACCGGGATTACAGGGCCATCGTCACAAACAGGTCCTATCGGTCCAATAGGTCCAACAGGTCCAATAGGAATAACAGGTTCAATTGGATTTTTAGGACCTACAGGAAAAACGGGATCTACTGGTTATACTGGACCTACAGGAGTAACTGGACCTACAGGAGTAACTGGACCTACAGGAGTAACTGGACCTACAGGAGTAACTGGACCTACAGGAGTAACTGGACACACCGGGTCAACAGGAGCTACGGGAATAATTGGACCCACTGGTTCAAGAGGACCAACAGGACCAACAGGACCAACAGGACCATCAGGTCCTTCAGGAACAACAGGACCCACAGGAACAACAGGACCTACAGGAACAACCGGACCTACAGGGTCAACCGGTCAAACAGGACCCACAGGCACAACAGGGCCTACAGGCACAACAGGGCCTACAGGACATACGGGTTTTACAGGACCCACAGGCACAACAGGGTCTACAGGACATACGGGACCTACAGGACCAACCGGTCAAACAGGACCCACAGGACCCACAGGACCCACCGGTCAAACAGGACAAACAGGTTTTACTGGACCTACGGGACCAACAGGACCAACAGGTTTTACTGGACCAACAGGACCAACAGGTTTTACTGGACCAACAGGACCAACAGGTTTTACTGGACCAACAGGACCCACCGGTCAAACAGGTAAAACCGGACCAACAGGACCAATAGGACCAACAGGACCTACCGGTCAAACAGGTACAATAGGACCTACCGGACCCACAGGACCCACAGGAACAACTGGACCAACAGGACCAACAGGTTTTACTGGACCCACAGGTCCTACGGGAACAACAGGACCTACCGGAACAACAGGACCAACGGGACCAACAGGAACAACTGGACCAACGGGACCAACAGGACCAACTGGAACAACTGGAACAACTGGAACAACTGGAACAACTGGTACAGCTGGACCAACTGGACCTACGGGAAAAACAGGACAAACAGGACCTACAGGACCCACTGGACCCACAGGAACAACTGGACCCACAGGACCCACAGGACCCACAGGACATACAGGAACAACTGGACCTACAGGACCTACTGGACACACAGGACCTACAGGAACAACAGGAACAACAGGACAACCCGGACCCACAGGACCTACCGGACAAACAGGTTTTACTGGACCTACAGGTCCTACAGGACCAACAGGACCAACTGGAACAACAGGTCAAATAGGACCTACCGGTACAACAGGACCTACAGGTCCTACCGGACCTACTGGAACAACCGGCACAACAGGACCAACGGGACAAACCGGACAAACAGGTCCTACTGGATCAACCGGACAAACAGGGACTACAGGACCTACAGGACCAACAGGACTCACAGGACAAACAGGACAAACAGGTTTTACAGGTCCAACAGGATCAACAGGACCAACAGGATCAACAGGACCAACAGGACCAACAGGACCTACAGGTACAACAGGACCTACGGGAACAACCGGACCAACTGGACCTACAGGTACAACAGGACCAACAGGAACAACCGGACCAACAGGACAAACAGGACCCACCGGACCAACAGGACAAACTGGAACAACAGGACAAACTGGAACAACAGGAACAACAGGTCAAACAGGACCCACAGGACCTACCGGTCAAACAGGACCAACTGGACAAACCGGACCAACTGGACCAACAGGTCAAACAGGACCGACTGGACAAACAGGACAAACCGGACCAACTGGACCAACAGGACCAACTGGACCCACAGGACCCACCGGTCAAACTGGACCTACAGGTGAAACAGGTCCCACAGGTACAACAGGACCAACCGGCATAACAGGTACAACAGGTCCTACAGGTCAAACAGGTACAACAGGACCAACCGGCATAACAGGACCAACCGGACCAACAGGACAAACCGGACATACGGGAACAACTGGAACAACAGGACCAACAGGACCAACAGGACCAACCGGACCAACTGGAACAACAGGACTCACAGGACCCACAGGACCCACAGGACAAACAGGACCAACTGGACCCACAGGTCCTACAGGACCAACTGGACCCACAGGTCCTACAGGACCAACTGGAACAACAGGACCAACAGGACCAAGTGGAACAACAGGACCAACAGGACCCACAGGACCAACAGGACCCACAGGGCCCACAGGACCTACTGGAACAACAGGAACCACTGGACCAACCGGACCCACTGGACCAACCGGACCCACTGGACACACTGGAACAACTGGGCCCACTGGACACACTGGAACAATTGGGCCCACCGGAACAACAGGACAAACCGGAACAACAGGACCTACGGGACCAACTGGACCTACGGGACCCACCGGAACAACAGGACCAACCGGAACAACAGGACCCACAGGACAAACAGGACCCACAGGACAAACAGGACCTACCGGACCTAATGGAAGTATTGGATTTTTAAGTATATTAGGAACAAATTATGGTGATTATGTATATTGGAATAACAATAGTATAACACCAGCATGGACCGTTGGTACATATAATATAAATTTAGGATCTTTTGCTGGTCAATTTAATCAGGGAACAAGTGCTGTTGCTCTTGGTTATTCCGCTGGTAATTATTATCAAGGAACACATTCGATTGCTATTGGTGTACAAGCAGGACAATCTAATCAAGGTTCAGGTTCAATTGCGATAGGGTACCAAGCAGGAGCATCATTTCACGGTTCAGGTTCAATTGCTATTGGTATCCAAGCAGGACAATCTTATCAAGGTTCAGGTTCAATTGCGGTTGGGTTTCAAGCAGGTCAAATTAGTCAAGGTTCAGGTTCAATTGCGATAGGATTTCAAGCAGGTCAATTTAGTCAAGGTTCAGGTTGTATCGCGATAGGGTATCAAGCAGGGCAAATTAGTCAATGTTCATCCGCAATCGCAATAGGGTATCAAGCAGGTCAATTTAGTCAAGATTCAGGTTCAATTGCGGTTGGATATCAAGCAGGTCAATTTAGTCAAGGTTCAGGTTCAATTGCGGTTGGATATCAAGCAGGTCAATTTAGTCAAGGCTCAGGTTCAATTGCGATTGGATACCAAGCAGGACAATTTAGTCAATCAAAAAGTTCAATCGCGATTGGATATCAAGCAGGTCAATTTAGTCAAGATTCGAGTTCAATTGCTATTGGGTATCAGGCAGCGCAAATTAGTCAAGGAACAGGTTCAATAGCAATAGGATATCAAGCAGGTCAATTTAGTCAAGGTTCAGGTTCAATTGCGGTTGGATATCAAGCAGGTCAATTTAGTCAAGGTTCAGGTTCAATTGCGGTTGGATATCAAGCAGGTCAATTT